GTTGGAGGATGATGCGTCTAAAAGCATCTGCTACGGCAACTCGCCCAATATCAGGCATGGATAAACACTCCTTATTTGGAGTATTTATCCGCCTATATTTACATTGATTATGCTACTTTTAGTAGAACCACATCTTCATTAATGCGTCCGTTCATTTTAGTGTCTGTAGCATTAATATCATCTAAAAACTTGCGCAATGCTACTTTACCAGCAGCCTTAAACTCTTTGAGTTTTTCTTCAGGTTTGCGAATAGTTTTTTGAATGCTGGTGTTTTCGTTAAACCCTGTAATTGACGTTCCTTTGACACTTAACTCCATGTATTCGTTAGCAACATACTTGCCAAGTTTACGTGTTTTAGTGTTAAAAATCCACAATTCCTTGCTACCAATAATGTCAGCAGGATTAATACTTACAAGTTTCAAAGGCTCATCAGTCTTTTTAAATTTAAGTTTAGCAACAATTTTATCCTTGGGAACAACTTTGGCTTTACGTGGTTTACGATTAATTTTGGCTTCTTGTGCCAACATATCGCAAGCACTGAGAATTTCATGGTAAAATGCTACAATTTTTTTGACCTGTGCTTTAGTCAAATGACTGTAACCTTCTTTAAGTTGTTCGTCTTTACCTTCTTGTAAGTCAAGATATTCGTCATACTGACGTTGATAAAAATCTTTAATAATACGAGCGTGTGCAGCTTTAGCGTCTTTGCCTCGCAACAAATTCATGACCTTAAATGCTTTTGGATCAAAAGATTCTGGATCTTGAGAAAAGTTTTCTAGAGCATCTTCAATCTCTTCAGTCATTTTAAAACTAGCTTCTCGAACACGTTCTTGGATTGTAATTTGAGGAATTACAGGTTTTGCTTCGTCAATTTCTTCATCCTCAACGTCATTTTTACCTTCAATAACAATCTTTTGAATTGCTTCACCTAACCATTGTGCAGTGTTGCGCCCCTCGTTAAAGTCTGCACGAACCGGCGGCATTCCTTTTAATAGGTTGGCTGCAATAGCACCCATAGTGACATTACAACGATTATCGCGGGTCTTTTTAAATTGTGCAATCTGATCTTTGCTATATCCTGCTTGACTCATCCAGTTGATAATTTTTGGTTTTAATTCCCTGCCAGAATGCTCTAAGCGATAGTATTCCATAGAGATACGAAACTGTCTGTTGAATTGTTCAGCAGACCAACTTTCGTGACCATCCCATTTTGGACTAACATCACGTTTTGAATTTTCACGAATAGCTACGGATTTACTTTTAGTTGTTGCCACAATTATCTCCTGTGTGTGTTATAAAACAAATACAGTATAGCACCATTTTTTGGATTTGTCAATCTGCATAAAATCGCTCTATGGTAATTAAATCACCATCTGGATTTTCTTGATATATTACGGTAGAAGCATATTCACCTTCTTCTAATGCTTTTTTGGCAAGAGTAAGTGCTTCAGTTCTGCTTTTGGTAGTTTCAACCAATTCTTCGTGACCGTCATCATCTTCGGCCCAGACCTCGTAGAATTCCCAGGTCATGATATATTATTAATCTCCTATTAAGTTAAACAAATTTTTCCCAATCTCCACCAGGCACCACTGCCCAGCCAAGACGTTGGAGATCATTCCGGATCTCGTCGGTTACCATGCCTTCTGGCACATATCCTTTAATTCCATCAGCATCGCCGTTACCTAATCCATCTCCAATACCAGAGCAGTACCAATCGATGTAGTCACCTTCCTGTCGCATGTCTGCAATAATTCCACCTGCTGATCTCCATGAAGCTGACCAATAGTCTTTGTCTGGATCTTGTCTAAGAATTGGAACAACTTCTAGTTTTATAAAATCGTTGTTACATATTGACGCATATAAATTTTGGGCATAAGTTTCGCTGGCACGAACTTTTTCCAAAATCCAATCAGTGGTTACTAGATCGTATTCCATATTATTAACGTGGCTAGCGGGATCATCAAATTTATGATCGTGATGGTCGATTATTTTTTCAAAATAATCAAGATAATCTTCGTTAACTGATTCGCCCTTTTCTGCCTGACGCTTAACATATCCTTCCTTTTGGAAAGAAAAACGATCGGGACTTTTAGACACAGTCTTGCTCATTTGCTTCTTTTAAAACTTTTTTGTTTTCTTTTTTAGACAATCGTTGATTGCGAAAATTTGTTGTATCAACTATAGCAGACTTTAAAGTTTCTGCATAATTTAATGCAGTTTGTTCATTCATTGTTAATACAGTTTCGTGTTCAAGATAGCCCTTAGTTAAGAGAGTCCAAATCTGTTTGAAACGATTTGTAGACCACCAAGGCGATTTTACAGTAGCATAGATAGTTACACTGATACCAATATCCTCTGCTTCTACCCAAAGATTATGAGTGTGATCGTCTGAACCACAGTCACAGACAACGTGATACATTTTAGTATCACCCCAATCATTCTTTTTAAGAATACCTTCTGCTGGTGTCTGTAATTTCATTAATGTAAAATTCCTTCGTCCTTGATATTAAATTTATTAATTTGATCTCTACTGTCGTATATAAAAGAACAAATTTTTTCAAAGTCTTGTTCTGACAAACTAGTTTTATATATCTCTAAACCTAACTTAATTAAGATAGGTGCAACTTCTAAACCAGAATATCCTTCACCTAAAGATTTATCCGTTAAATCTAAAAAGGATTTATACAACTGAATTAGTTTTTGTTCTCGTTCTGAATCAACAGTTTTCATTAGGTCCATAAGCTTTCTCTTACTTTAATCAAACGAATCATCATTGCTTCATCTTCATCATTGTAGGCTTTTTCAATCTCTTGACTCTTAGCCAGGGCAATTTTACACATTTCTGCTTCTTCCTTGTTTTTATCTTCCATATCAAGAAGATGATACCCTTTTTCGCGACGCATGTCACAGTAAGCACTCCATCCGCTGGCATCATAAACATCTGGACGCTTTGGATAGATTTCCTTCCACCAAGTATATAGTTCTAGTATTTCTTTAGCAGCTTTGGCCTGATAGGTAGGCTCTGCTAGATGCTTTTGATCTTCGTCTAAAAATTCTTCGTTGGTTAGAGTCATTGCCCATTCTAGATAAGCAATGCCTGCTTCGGGGCAACGCCAGTTACGATACCAACGACGCCACCATGGATAATCGTATTTTTTCTTATCCTCATCACTCCAAACGCAATGATGCCATGCCTGTTCTATTTCAACAAAGTCAACAAGCTCATTAAAAAGACATGGAAGAAAACGGTTGCCAACATCACGCCACTCGCCGCGAGGAATGTCGCTTGGGTGAGCAGTAAGAGCGTGGGCTTTAGTAACCCAGCGATTGTTGATATAGTAGCGTACATCATTGATCCTTTCTGGAATCCAACACCAAACATCTTGAATGCGATCTAAACCTTCCTCAGCAATCCACCAACGGATTGGATACTTGGCTTTAGCAGCCTCTTCCCATTCGCGCCATTCTTTTCCTGTGCCGCACTTTAACTTAGTGGTGCCACGGATCCAATCAGCAAATGGGGAACAGGTCCAATAATTTCTCATATATAATTCCTTTTCAGACTTAGTAGTCGAACACTTTAATTATATGATCTTTTTAAAAACCTGTCAATATGGCAAAAAAATGAATCAAAATTTTCTTTGGTATCCTGCCAAGTTAAGCATAATTGAATACTGCTCATAGGCTTTTTTTACCGCAGGATTGATATTTCGATAATTTGCTTCTTCTCTTTCTTTGTCCATTAGAGTTTGAAACATATCAATTTCGCCTTTGCTGTGTCGTTGCCATTTGAAGAAACGCTTTTCTAATTCTATTAGAGTACGTAATCTGCCTTCTGGAATTTCCATAGTAATTACACGCTCTGTTTCATATTCAACAACATCGTTGCGAATAATATCAGCACGTTCTGGGTCTGTAAAAAACTTTGGAGGATGGTATCGTGCCCTGCGTTTAGAATCGTTTAGGACACGCACCTCGTAGTTTTCACAAAACTCTGTGACTTCTTTATCCATTTTGGATTAGACTCTCAGTCATCGGGAAGATCGCAGCAATTGCTTTAGCACAGGCCAGAGCCACTAATTGATGTTCTTTCTGTGTGCCGTTGGCTGATCGTAATTCAATAAAATGTACCCAAGACCGTAACGTGCCATTCATGTAAAGTTTACTTTCAATGTTACCTTCTGGCAGTACAGCACGAGCTTGTTCTTTGGCTAGGCCGTTCGAGACAGCCCAAGTGTAGGCTTCTTTAGAGGCTCTAATAACAGCCTGTTGTTTTTCTTCCCATAGACGTGCAAGCTCTCTCTGCTCAGGGTCTGCCATGTCCAATTCAACAGAATTTTGTCTGTTTCTGGTGTCCTGCAACCGTGCTTCTCTAGTGATGAAGTTAAGATCTTTTGTAGGGTCAGCGTATCGTTGACTAAACTCTTGGAAGGAAAAGCTTCTGTGTCGTAGAATTTGTCTTGCAATGTCTCTTGTGGTTGTGATTTCAACACAGGCTGAAACCATTTCCAAGGGACTCCAGTGTGCGTGTTTAACAAGATATCGAATAAGCTTCTCTGATGTCTCTGTATTGAATTGGTTGTTTGGGTTGCTGACACGGGCGCAATACGCAATGAGTTCTTGTGCATCTCCGATTCCCATGTTGGCAAATTCTGCTGTTGGTTGTGAGTAGGATACGAGTTTAACATTCATTTATTTTCTTCTTTCTCTTCATCAAAGCATAAACTTTCCATAGTCTTGTAATGTTCATATGCTTTTTTGAGTGCTTCAAATTTTTCTAATTTTTTTGGATCCGGAACCAAAATAGCCAATCGTTCTTCCATTTTATCCATGAAAGCCTTTAGGCTTTTTCCATCTACTTTAATATCAGTACCTGGAGCCATATCGATTCCATTGGTTCCTATAGTTACTGTCGATGGACTACTAGTCCAGGTATTAGACACTGTATAAGTACCAGACGATGTAGTTGTCCAGTTATATGGACTATAATTTGTTGTGGGAATAGTTACTGAACTAGAAAAATTATTAAGACCGGACAAATCAATTGATTCTATAGGAAGGGGATCTATTGTGATATAATCGACGCCCCCGCCACCAGTAACATGCATGGTATCTCCGCCGACGTCGATTTTATCAAGATCTAAAATTATATCATCTAATGATATAGCTGGTAGATCCTTACTGTTCATATTAAGCTGCCTTGGCTTCTTTACGAGCGTTCTTTTCTTCTGTAATTTCATTGCGGCGAGCTTTGATTAGTTTGCTCATTTCAGCTAATGCTTTACGAGCACGAGTTCCAGCTGCACCATTGCCGCTGGTAAATTTTGCATCTTCTGCCAAAAATGCTTCCATTGCTGATTTAATTTGTTCTACTGTGTTTGACATATAGTCTCCTTTATTTGTCTTTTACTTATAGGCAACCTAGTCTATAGCGTAAAAATCTGGTGTGGTCGGTAGGATTCGAACCTACAAAGGCTGTGACTAAGTCGGCGCCCCATTCCCAAGTGCGTTTCGCAACGGACCGGAGGTCTGCCATATTCCACTCACGACCACATGTAAATTATATATTCTTAATTATAAAAGTCAAAAAAATAGGGCACCAAAGTGCCCTAAATGTAGTTAATCAACTATTGGTCCGTTGCCATTTTTAAAACCAACCGATCCGCCTTCTGCTTCAATACGTTTGATAACATCTTCAAACAAGATTGGAGCAAAGTCTGGGATTTGTTCTACGCATACGCAATGATATCTAACATCAATCTCATCTCCGTATAATACAGCACCGGTTCTAGCATCTACACCACGTGCTTTCTTAACTCTGTTAGAGTGTAAGTGACCATGGATGTTAACACCAAAGCGACCTAAACTTGCTTCGTGGACTGGAATATGACTTAAGATCATTCCGTTCATAATATGATACGCACGAAGCTCACGGAAGTACTCGTTATATTCTGTATCACGAAAAATGTCGTGATTACCACGAATTAATACTTTGTCGCCATTTAATCTACTTAAAGTTTTTAATGCTTTGCGATTAATAACAACGTCACCTAAGTGATAGACCTTGTCAGTAGGCTTGACTCTTTCGTTCCAAGCCTCGATCATTGCTTCATCCATTTCATCTGGATCATCCCACGGCCTTAACTTAGTTCCATCATCACGCAAAAATCGGCACACGCCAGCGTGGCCAAAGTGCGTGTCGCTAACTAAAAATACGCTAGGCATAGTGCCCTCCTTTTTTTACCAATTTTCTACGCCAGAAATGTCAAAAGTGATATCAGCATCTCTGCCCATAACCTTTGTTGTTACAATTAACTTTAGAATAGATCCAATGCCACTGGAACTATCACTTTCTAATTTAAAAGTTTCCACCTCTGGAAACTCTGCTAAAATTTCACTGATTAGTTTTAAATCTTCTTTATGTAGATACATCAAATATCTCCTTCACGCTCTCTACGTTCACGACGTTCTGCCGCTAACATAAAGACTTTTTCATTATCGTTAGTCCAATCTACTGTTTTGGTGGGAATTATAATTCCGCTAGATAAAGTCACACCATTGATAGTATGGGGTTCATTTTCATCATAGGTCCAACCTAAACATTTCATCATACGGTGCTTGACTAGCAAGTTTGGACTACGAAATGCTTCTGCATCACGGAAGCCCAACATAACACCAACTTCTGCTACTGCACCAGAACGACAAACACCTGCATGGCAATGCACTACAACATTCATCTTATTTTCAAGAGCATGTTGTAAGAGTCCGACCAGTTCGCTGGCCTGTTTCTGGCTGCAACGCATAGACTCGTCTAATACTTGATCTTTTTCTTCAACATCTAAAAACTTAAATTGATGTTTCTCGCGAAATTGATATTTTGGCTGGGGGAATTCCATATCCGGATCCACAATTTGAATCAACATAGAATTTACGCCCGCATCTATATGAAATCCGTTACGAACATCGGCTAGCGATACATTTTGAATCCACGGTGTCATAATTTATCCTTTATATATTATATTATAAACCCACTTAAAATGCAAGGAAAATTGGTACCCCTGCCCGGACTCGAACCGGGAACATCTAACACTCCTTTTGAGAGAGCTGCCTTTACCAATTTGGCCACAGGGGCAATAAATAGCATTGAACCATTAGGAGCGAACTAATGAATGGATCCAGTAACGCTATTTGCACTAGCTAACGGAGCAGTTAAGCTAGTAAAAGAAGGGTGTAAACTCTATAAAGATATAAAGGGTGCCGCGGGCGACGTTAAAGACGTGCTCAAGGATCTGGATGACCAATTCCATAACAGATACAAAGATCGTACGCCTACAGTTGCAGAAAGAAATCAATATGTAACCGAGCGTAATCGAGTAGTTGAATTAAACAAAAAAGGTGGAGAAACGACTAATATCTATCAAGAAATTGGTCAACATCTAGGGGCCTATTTTGACAACTATTACAAATGTCTAGCAATATTTGAAGAAGAAGAACGCCGTAACAAAACAGAAGTTTATACTGGCGAAGATAGTCTTGGTAAACGTGCTCTACAACGTGTTCTAATGAAAAAACAATTGGAACACATGTCTTCTGAACTTCGAGAAATCATGGTGTATCAGTCTCCTCCAGAATTAGGTGCATTGTGGAGTGATGTTGAAGAAATGATGCAAACGGTTGGAAAGGAACAAAGAGTTGCTATTACCAATCAAATGCGCAGATACGAAATAGAGCAGCGCAGAAAAAAAGCCAGGAAAGATAAAATGACACATCAAGCAGTTATTGGTATATCTATCTTAACCTGTATATTTTTAGTTTCTTATATGTTCTTGGTAATCATACAAGGAAGAATCGAGCGTGACCCAGAACTTGGAAATTGTTGGGTTCCTAAAGGTTCATATCTTTATAAAAAGTGGACTAATACCGTTTGGGCTACTTGTGAATAATTATAAATCGTTGGCATCTATACAAGTGCCGCCTTTAAATACATAAACATCTGAATCCATACGCAACTGTTCAAATACATGATTGTTTACACACTTGTAAGGATCTTTTTTATTCTGAACAAAATAATAAACGCCGTAACCTAAACCTGCTAATAGCATGAGGATAGGAATATATTTTAAAAAGGAAATGATTTGCGGCATCATTCCTAATATCTGCGGCAGCTTTTCCAGTAGCTCTTTCATACTGTTATTTATTTGGTGCTGATGAGCGGGATCGAACCGCTGACCTCATTCTTACCAAGAATGTGCGCTACCTACTGTGCCACATCAGCTAGTAAATGGCCCGGCTGCTAGGAATCGAACCTAGATTTAGGGTTTAGAAGACCCTTGTTCTATCCATTGAACTACAGCCAGAAACTTGGAGCGGAATATCGGAATCGAACCGATGACTAGAGCTTGGAAGGCTTTCGTTTTACCATTAAACTAATCCCGCATGAAAAACATTATACAGTCATTTTGTTTTTGCTGCAATCTCTTTATAACCTGCTCCGGTGGGGTGAACACCATCTTTTTGTAATTTAGTAATTGGAATTATAACATCATTATAATCTTTTGCAACTAGTTCGACCATCTTTTGTATATGCGGTTTGATAGCTGGCATTATCCAATATACTTTATCTGCATTTACTCTGTTTCTTAACTGTTGTAATTCCCAGAGTGTGCGAACGCCAGAATGATCGTTAGATCCAAGACTGATTATTACAGTTTTAGCTGCTACGGGATTGTCACGATTCTTTTTATTCCAGTCATGACTGTTAATACCGCCTTTACTCAAACTTACACATTCTGGTCTGAACTGAGCAGTACCAACAGCAATACTATCACCTACAATTAAACATTCTAACATTTAATATCCTTTGGAGCGGGTGAACAGTCTCGAACTGTCGACCTTAACTTTGGCAAAGTTACGCTCTACCAACTGAGCTACACCCGCATTAAATGACACACTACTTATCTCATTGTACGCCATGTGTCAGGGCGAAATTAACTTGGTACCACATGAGGAATGTAAGGTACTGCTCTAGGACCACCATACAGTTGTTCAAAAAGTTTTTTAGCCTCTTGCGGTGTATCTGCATAGATTCTTTTCTTTTCCTCACCACCGGATGTTCTTACAGTTGTTTCATACATTGGCATGTCATACTCCTTAATATGGTCCGGGAAGTGGGATTCGAACTCACGATCTCCTGCTCCCAAAGCAGGCGCTTTAAGCCAGACTAAGCTACACCCGGGTAATTGGTTGCAGAGGCAGGATTCGAACCTGCGATTCCCGGCTTATGAGACCGGACGGATGACCACTTCCATACTCTGCGTCAAACTTTTATTGATAGTACTCAAGCCTTATAGGACTGAGCAAATTTCTGAGTGGAGTTCGATTCTCCTCATAAGCCATTGCCCGCAGTTTTATCAGAAGAGAAAGATGGCCCTATTCTTCATGAGTCTGTGCGTCCACAAACGATACCTGCAGAGTGCTATCAATAAAAGTGTCTAGCCACGGTTCCCTGTCCGCCCTAGACTGAGTTGTTACCCTGTCCACTGTATTCTGCTTCTGGCGCCGTTACAGTTCGTACCTAGGATTTCTCAAGTCGCTCCTAAAGAGAGCCTTGCGGTAGATCCTAAACACCGTACCTTCTATCGCTTGGTAATGGCGCACTTTCTTCCTGAAAAGTGTAACAGGGGTCTGTTAGATCAAACCTTCTATTTGAAGGACTTGAGCTGCTTCGTCACTGAGTGGAATCTCAGTTTTAATATTAAGCTCAAGAATTTCGTCATTGAGCTTTTGTTTTTGTTTTTTAAGATTTTTAATCTCGGATTGAATTGCTTTAATCTTTTCCTGTGTCAGTACAGAAGTTGTTACAGTGTCGCCGTAACCATAAATGCGACTACGTGCTTCGTCTTTGAGACTTTTGATTTTCTCAAGTTTACCTTTAAGTACGTCAAGGCTGGTTACTGCATTGCTGTTAGCAACAGCATCAAGTTGACTAATTCTCTTGTCAACATAGGCTGCACGAGCCAACTTAAGATCAATGCCGCTTTCGGCATTAGCTTGACCAACTAGGCCGCGAATGTTGTAGAGTACAACCAACAACTTTTCACGACGAAGATCAGCTTCTTCTAGTTTTTTTTGTGCAGCAGCAATCTCTGCTTCTACATTTTGAAACTCGTTGAGTTCAAGATTAGTTTCAATCTTGATATGTTTGATTGCTTCATTGATGCTGTTTTGTACAGCACTTGCTTTACGTAGTGTGATATTCATCTGTTTCTTTCCTTTTTTTGCCTTTAACTTTGCTCAAATAATCTTTCCAAGTATATTTGCCTTGTTCAATTTCTCTTAGTGCAGTTACAGTTGTTGAGGCATCCTTTCCTTCTACACGTTGCATAGAACCATTTTTTAATTCTCTTGCACGTTGTGATGCCGCTAGCACTAAATTAAATCTGTTTCCAATTTGTTCTACTGCTTTTTCTGATGTTACTTTTGCCATTGCTCGCTCCTTATTATAATGACGGTTCGGTAAAAGGTCAAGTAATAGACCGGACAATTGACAGACAGGATAGCGTATGAGGCATTTCCTTCTACAACGTGCAACAAACAGGCTACAGAGGCCTGAATATTTCCGATCAGCAATTGACAGTCTAATAAAAGATATTTGGAATCGGTTCACTCAAGCACGACACTTTTCAAGAGTGTTTGCCAGATTAAGTCATTGCGGCATGAAGCCACAATATGTCTATTCTCATCTACCTTTTACTTCACCGGTTGCAACATTTCTGTTACAACAAAACTAGTATATGATAAAAAAAGACTTTAGTCAAGTCTTTTTGAAAAAGTGACAATCTTTTTTGTGTCAGGAAGATTGTCAAACCCCGTGAGCGCAGCCCATCCTGTTTTCGCGTCAGCGGAGGCGGAATATGGTTACAGGTCCGCCTTAGATATTTGGCTCCACTGGCTGGGATCGAACCAACGACCAAGTGATTAACAGTCACCTGCTCTACCGCTGAGCTACAGTGGAATATTCTTAATTATAATCTTTTTTAAAACTATTGTAAAGTTCTTTAGCTATTAATTTATGACCTTCTATGTTTGGATGGCCGCATTTATATTGAAATATTTTATGATGATCTAACATTGAACTAAATTCATCAACCCATTTTAAATTATTTTTATAATAGTCTGGAATAGGCGGACTAGGATTAATTCTAGTAAATCTATAATTTATATTCCATTTGTCAAAAAACGATGCTAGAGAATTAAGATGAACTAAAAATTCTGAAATAAACAGTTCATCAGATTCGTAAAATCTATTTTGTAAGTACTCGTATCTATTTTGTTTAACATTAGGAATTACAACATCTAATTTTATTAAATTAAATCTATCAAATTTTTCATCATAAATTTCATATCTTGATGGTTCAGTCCATTGTATAACTGCAACCCAGTCTGATAAATTTTCGTTATTTTTTATTTTATCTATAAAAAAATCAAACGTTGTTCTAACTATTCTTTGATTTGATCCACACCCAATTGCAAAATTAACTGTTTCTGTACAATTTAATAAATTTGATAAATGAGATGGCCATACAGAAGACAGCCGATAATTTTTTTTATCTTGTTCTTCTTTATTAAAAAAACTAGGCCATAATACTCCATCAAAACCTTGTTCTTCTAAGATTCCGCCGCCCCATGTGTGGCTGCATCCATTTGCAAATAACTTCATAGACAATTGGTGCTGGAGAAAGGATTCGAACCCTCGACCGCCTGATTACAAATCAGGAGCTCTACCAACTGAGCTACTCCAGCGTTTTTTACTTACTGCTCGATTCTAATTGTTTAATACGATTACGAATCTTTGCTTTATCTTTTGGTCTGCTAGATTTCTCTAACATGTCATTGAGTTGCGCAAGATTTAAAGGACCAAGGCGTGTTTTTCCTGTCTTGGTTTTCATTGGATCACCTTTCTCGCCCATAATTATCGTCCTTGTCCTCTATATGCTTTGCGAGTTTTATTACTCTTATTCGCAGTAGATGTCTTACTACCATTTTGACAAGTATTTTTGTGAACTCTTTTATGAGTACCTGCTTGACCTTTAACTGCCATAATGTTTCCTTTTTGTTATTTGGTGGACCAGACAGGACTTGAACCCGCCACCTTGACCTTGCAAAGGTCCTGCTCTCCCAGATGAGCTACTGGCCCTAATTTCATTTACCGAAATGTTTATCTAACACTTCTAATTTATCTTCATATTCAGCAATGTGTGCTATTTCATTTTCCATTGCAGTCATCCAATCTGTGTGATCATGTATAGCAATTGGATTATTTAACATTACTTCTACATTCATGCGATGCTTTTCAACATGACTTTTGAAGTGTGCTTTTGCAGCTTTGAGTAATTGTTCTCTCACGATAGTTTCCTTAGGATTGTTGTACTGCTTTAGATTCTGCTAAACGTTTTTGATACTCTGATTCGGACAATGAATGCCATCCGATGCACTTTCCAGTTGGACTACGACCGCAGCCACATTTACCAACTTCATTATCGTTTTCTTGCAATTTAGGTGTCATAGTGTTCTTTCTAAAAATATTATCGTAGTTATCTCTGTAAGATTTTGATGCTGACTTAGTCTGAATGGAATCCCCAGTGACATCATTCTTTGCTACCATTATCCCTAGATCCTTCGTTTCGTTTACCTTTTTCTCTCTTGGGCTGAATAGCTGCTGCTAATTCTGCTTGAATAGCACTACGTTTAAATGCGCCACGTTCGTGATTATCAATAATAGTTGCTATCAATCTTTTGGACTGCTTACTTAACTTAAAGTTTGGACCTGCTTTTAACATTATTTTTCCTTTTATAAACTTGGCGGAGAGTATAGGATTCGAACCTATGCGCCACTTTCGCAACGACGGTTTAGCAAACCGCTGCCTTAACCACTCGGCCAACTCTCCAATTCTGGTGCCTCTGGCAGGACTCGAACCTGCACACGCCGGCTTATCTGGCCGGTGCTTTGGGGAGATATAAGCTCCCGTCTTTACCAATTAAGCTACAGAGGCCTGATACGCTGGTGCATCGTAATGGAGTCGAACCACTGACATTCGCCTTGTAAGGGCGACGTTCTACCGCTGAACTAACGATGCATTAATTTCTTTCTACAACTAATTTATCTAAGTAAACTTTAACTTCATCAAAGTTTTGAAAAAACACAGTTTGTCCATCAATGTCGAGTTGCCAAACTTCATCGCCTTCCTGAGGTCCTGGTTTTTGTTCTATAGAAAATTCTATTCCACCAAGAGCTTGTTCATATTTCTGCATTAATTCTGCAAATTCAAAAAAGTCAATATCTTCTTCCATAATATTCCTTGGTGCCCCAGAGGAGACTCGAACTCCTAAAATTTGGCTTCTAAGACCAACACGTATACCAATTCCGTCACCGGGGCATAAAAATTTAATTATTGCAGAATTACTTAGTCTTGTCAACAACTTTTCCTATTTTTTCTAATGCATCTTTACGCATAAGGAATTGTCTTTCTTGTCCTGGTCGATGAACAACAAGATATTCCACTCCATCTATAGTTTGAACAACCTTAGGATCATTACAATAAAATTGTTCACTGTTCATACGATTTTTGAATAATAAGGTTTTCATGTTAATCTCCTTGTTCTGGTACGGATGGAGGGACTCGAACCCTCAGGACTCAGATTTTAAGTCTGATATGTATACCAATTCCATCACATCCGCATATGGTGCTGCCTCTAGGAATCGAACCTAGTTCAACGGCTCTTCAGACCGCCGCTATGACCACATCAGCTAAAGCAGCATTGGGGTGTCCTACGAGTATCGATCTCGTACTTCCAGTTTCACAGACTAGTATGCAGGCCACTACATTAAGGACACCATTGGCTGGGGATGATGGACTCGAACCACCGAATGCCGGAATCAAAATCCGGTGCCTTACCAACTTGGCGAATCCCCAATAACTGGCCGGTCCTGCAGGATTTGAACCCACAACCTCCTGTTTCGAAGACAGGTAGTCTCTCCAGTTGACGTAAGGACCGATTAAATTGAATTGTAGCCCAGTGTCCTCAGGTTTATCACTAGTGTTTACGCATACAGAGCCGGACTTCCTTATGCGGAGGTTTTCCAGGACATGTCACTTGAGATACTTAACCAGCGGCAACCAATCTGCGCGGATCTTCCGATCCGCTGGGAGTTGAACCCACATCTGCTTTACACTGTATTAAGTTTCGAACCTCTCAACAATGTGTTTTTCTCTTGCTGACGCTACAAACTTGGTGCCTGTTCGTGGGAACGATCCACGGACCCTCGCCTTATCAAGACGATGCTCTACCACTGAGCTAAACAGGCATGGTGGTAATGGAAAGAGTTGAACTTTCACTGAACACCGTATGAAGGTGCTGCACTACCGTTATGCTACATTACCATATAGAAACACACGAACAACAATGTGCTATGCACCCTGCTTCTATGTGTGCAGGCTGTGGTTAATATGTTTTTATATGGTAGGAGCACAGGGATTTGAACCCTGGACCAACGGATTAAAAGTCCGCTGCTCTACCGCTGAGCTATACTCCCATATAGTCCGTATTAAGTTGATTTACTGTGCCAACCTGGACCATACGGGATTCCAGGCGACACTACTGTTTACCTCGTTTCATGTCGTTCTCCTTTGTGAACATAATTTACTTTCATTTAAGATTCTTGTCAATATACAATATTAACACTACTAACATAATAATAACTGCGATCGCCCCATTTTGAGTTCTCCTTATTGTGGCGGTCCCAAGGGGTAACGATCCCCTTCTTCAAGCGTGACAGGCTTGTGTGCGTCCATAAACACTTTGAGACCTTATTGGCGGAAGCGGTGAGATTTGAACTCACGGACCATTTCTGATCGTCTGTTTTCAAGACAGGTGCAATAAACCGGACTCTGCCACACTTCCTAGATTTTGTATTTTGTTAAATCTTCAACACGCCAACGATAGGCGTATCCTTTACCATACTCATTATTGAAGTAGAGTCTTAATGATGGAGGGTGATCCACATCAAGAATATAAACATGAGTTGAATCATATATAGGATCATTGAATCCTATATAAACTTTTGTGTTACATTTACGAGCTATGTTTGTATAGCTGGTGTAAAATTTTTCATCAAATCCAAAATAATTAACGCCTCGGATATTATAGACATTTCTTTTTTTAGCATCAATAAAACAGGCTTTGTCTGATTGAACATTGTGTAAAACGTAATCAGGAATCTGATCGTCGTCGCTGTCTCTATGAATATCCCTAGTGTCGTGAATAGTCCAATTGGTTTTTGCAAAATGTCTTTGCATCCAATCTTCCATCTTAGTTTCCCAAGTTTCACCAATTTTAAGGCTTTCTAAAAATCTTTGTCCCATACCTTATAATATAGAAAAAAAATATAAATGTCAATGGAGTGAGGAGTCGGATTCGAACCGACGGTTTTAGAGTTTTGCAGACTCTTGCATTGGGCCTCTCTGCCATCCTCACATTATATGGTACACGGTAGGGGAATCGAACCCCTCTTACCTGCGTGAAAGGCGGGTGTCCTAACCGATAGACGAACCGTGCATAAAAAGAACCTTTGTGTAGATCTATGACCTAGAGACAAAGGCCGTGTTTCAATGGCATACCCCGAGGGATTCGAACCCCCACCAGCGGTTTTGGAGACCGTCATGCTGCCGTTAACACCAGGGATACACAGTGGTGGATGGAGTAGGATTCGAACCTACAGCGTTTCTTATGTGGCGGATTTACAGTCCGTTGCCTTCAACCATTCGGCACACCCATCCATAACAAATAACACTCTCCTAATTGTAACCATTCATTCCTTTTTTTGAAATGATTAGGAGAGTGTGTAGTTAAGTATTCTCCGCTATGCTTTTAGACGCCGTCGTAGGGCGAATGGTGAATACTTAACTACACTTGGTTTTTACACATCTGCGTTATCGCCACAGACTTCTCATCCCCAAGGCCGCCCTCATTAGTAGCAAGATGTTTATAGTGCCCTGCAGGGTCGCGTTCCCTATTACACTTCGCGTTCTACGAAAGGTTTTCCCTACGTTCCCGCACTTTGTCCAGCGAGTAAAGTGCTTTGTTTCTTTCAACTTTAGACTCAATTAGTTTTTTAAACTGGTCTTCAGTTAAAACAAAACCTTCACTGTGCTCTACTTTATAACTGTCTTCAATATCAAATTTCATTTTATCCTTGCTACAAACAAAAACCCCAGGGTTTTTAATCCTGGGGTCCTTTTGAAGTTTGAGTTTACTTTTTCGTTAACTCGTGATCTTCACGGACCCCTTACCTGGCACACGATCATTAGATAGGCTAATTGTCTCGCATGACCAATAGGTGGGCATAAAGCCTGCCTGTTTGGCTATCGATCTAAATTGTCCATGTAATGACGTTAATTTCATTTGCTTCTATATCCTTTTTAGGCTGCACCATGCAGCGTTTAATAATTATATGGTATGTTTATTTAGCTGTCAACAAAAATTTTGCACTCAAATGTGGCAATTTCGCCAAATTCTAAAATCTCACTAGCAAAAAAATAACTCACTAAATATTCTAACTTTATTTATATATGTCAGAATTTCAAAAAATACCTTTTGAGCAAGTTGTAAGATTTGGTCAACGTACAATGTTAGACACTAATCTGTTTTCTGTGAGTTGGATCCTAGGAAGATTTTGTAACTACAGTTGTTCCTATTGTTGGCCCTATGCACACAGTGACAAACCCGATCACCAAACCATTGAAGTTTACAAGAATACAATCGATCAAATAAAAAGTCAAGCCCGTAATAATGGATTTAATCGTTTTCATTGGAGTTTCAGTGGCGGAGAACCCACAGCCTACAAAGATCTGTTGCAATTAATACAACATCTTGACGATGGTCCAACTACACCGTACCAAAGTGTACACATGACTACCAATCTCAGCCCGAGCATCAATTGGTGGAAAAGTTGGGCCAATGCTGTTAGTATGTTGCAGAGAAAGAGTGTTACAGCCAGTTACCATGTAGAACATGCTAAAGAATCAGATTTCGTTAACAAATGCTTAAAATTAATGAACGAATATGTTTATGTTACTGTCAATCAAGTAATGGTACCTGAAAAGTTTTACGAATTATATGAACGCTGCGAGAGGTTTCATAAGAAAGGCATTAATGTAACTTTAAAACCTCAGAGCGATCCTACTGCTAGTTTTGTAGTAAGTGGTTACACTGAGGAAATGATCAATCTAATGCAAACAGGATTTCCACAAACAGTAGAGGGAGAACAACTATATCAGATTGCTCTGTACGATCAAGAAGGCAGAGAATATCTGTTTGATCAAGCAGAAAGATTTAATGCATTTGGGTTTAACAAATTTAAAGATTGGAAATGTAATTCAGGATACCAAAGTGTCATTATACGAGGTAATGAAGTAAAAAGAGGATACAGTTGCAGAGATTTAAGATTGGGAACTTTAGAACAGGGATTTAGTTTATTTGGAAATCCTGTTTCGTGCATAACAGAAACTTGTGTAAGTTCTGCAGACAGCAAAATACCAAAAGAAAAAAATGTTTAATTTTTCAAATTTAAAACAAATTCATCTTGAAATTACAAACAATTGTCAAGCTAGTTGCCCTATGTGTAATAGAAATATAAATGGAGGAATAGACAATCCATTGATCAAAATAAAAAATTGGACTATTGATGATTTTAAAAAAGTAATAACTTTAGAAGTATTGCAACAACTTAGTAGTTATTATTTTTGTGGCAACTTTGGAGATCCAATTCTTAATAACGATCTAATAAAAATGTGTGAATATAGCAATAATCATTCGCCAAATACCGGAATTGTAATCCACACTAACGGTAGTGCTAGATCTGTTGATTGGTGGAAAACTTTAGCGAATGTCCTACCAAAAAATCATAGAGTAGTGTTTGCATTAGATGGTCTATTCGATACTCATCAATTATACAGAATAGGAACCAAGTTTGAAACTGTTTTAGAAAATGCCAAAACATTTATTGAAGCCGGGGGTATTGCCGAATGGGTTTTTATAAAATTTAAACACAATGAACATCAAGTTGACGAAGCAAGATTACTATCTCAACAATTAGGTTTTAAATATTTTACTCTTAAAAATTCTAGTAGATTCATATTAGAACCTAAAATAAATGTAATGAATAAACAAAAGAAAATAACCCATTTTATAGAACCAGCATCAGATGTACCTTTAAAATTTATAGATAAAAAGATAATTGATAATTATCAACAAATAGTTGACAAATCTATCATTAGTTGCAAGTCTAAAAATGATAAAGAAGTTTACATTGATGCATATGGAGATCTTTTTCCATGTTGTTGGTTAGCTAGCGTTCCGTACAGTTATATTAATCCAGATGAGGCGTTAGCAGTAAGGCAAAAGATGAGAGAGCAACACGATGAATTGGTAAAGAAATTAGGATCTGTTAATACTTTTGAAAGATCAATCAAAGAGATCATAGAAAGCCATGCGTATCAAACTGTATGGGATGATTTTTGGTCTATCAATAAACTAGTGACTTGTGCTAGAACCTGTGGCACAAATACTGATTTTATAAAACCAAGAGACCAAATTGTTCAATAAAACATTTTGTCCATTACCATGGATCCATTTAGCTACTAGACCTAACGGCGATGTCCGTTTATGTTGCACTGCTAACGCATCTGGTGCGGGTACCGCAGACAAAGAATCAGGCCTTGTTAAAGATAATGGCGTAAACATGAACTTACAATCACACTCAATTGAGCAAGTGTGGAACAGCAGTTTTATGAAGCAGACACGGCTACAAATGCTTAATGGAGAACAACCATACAGTTGTACCAAATGTTATCAAGAAGAACTCAACGGTATTGTTAGTAAACGCCAATGGGAAACTGTTGTGTGGAAAGAACGATTAAACCTTGATGCCGTTGTGTCTAGAACAACCCTCGACGGAACTTTGCCTGTAGACATTCCTTACTTTGATTTACGCCTGGGGAATATGTGCCAGTTAAAGTGTATTATGTGTAGTCCACACGATTCAAGTAGTTGGATTAAAGAATGGAAAGCACAGTATCCAAAATACAAAACAATAGAACTTAAACAAGATCAAGGATGGAACATTGACTTTGACTACACTTGGTATCAAAAAGGTGAATTCTTATCAAGTTTAAGAACGCAATCACACAATATCAAAGAGTTGTACTTTGCAGGTGGTGAACCGTTGCTTATACCAGAACACTATAAAATATTAGAGTTTATGGTTGAAACAGGTAATGCTAAGAACTGTGTACTACGTTATAACAGCAACGGCATGGAACTGCCGGAGAAGTTATTTGAGTTGTGGAATTATTTTAAGCAGGTTAAATTTAACTTTAGTGTAGATGCTTTTGGCCAACGTAACGATTATATTCGTTATCCTAGTAAATGGAATAATGTTGTTACTAACTTAGAAAGATTAGACGACACACCCGATAACATTATTATTAATATTGCTTGTGCTGTACAGTTGCTTAACGTATCAAGCATACCAGAATTAGCCAATTGGAAGATTAGCAAGAACTTTAAAAAGATTAATTTGCCACCGCATGGCGCTGGCATTATTGGAACACACTTAGTCTACTTGCCCGATTACTTAAATGTACGTGTTCTACCAAAAGAAATTAAAGATCAAGTAGCAAAACGCATTGAATATTTTTGTGCTAAACATATGGGCTACAAAGACTTTGCTACAGACCCATATGGTGCTCAACGTTGGATGGGATTAATCAAATACATGAATTCAGCAGACTGGACTGATAAAATTCCTACACTACTAGATTATTTAGAAACCACAGATACACAGCGTGGAACTAATTATCGAGATGTATTTCCAGAGTTGAGCGTTTTGTAATAACGGCTGTTTCTAAAACGTTCAAACCAAGATGGTTTAAATCTTACAACAGGTGTTTTAAATCCTAGTTGGTTAAGCCAAACATTAATAGCCGCAAGTTGTTCGTCAGTTGCGGCATAGCGTACATATCTGTGGAACCCCATAACTTTAACGTAATCTGTATTATAGGTATCTTGTAAAACAGTTTCGTTAACTGTTTCTCCCCTCCAAAATATTCTAGCAAATTTACGAGGAACAAATGACTCGTCAACTAGATGATTAGCAAGATATGAATACAATACTAGTTCACCACACTTACCTTTTAAATACCAGCTACAAAACTTTTCAATATCACCTAAACTTTTAACTAGTTCAGTACGCCATACAAACGGACATTCTGACGCAAACTGTTTTTCTCTTACAGGGTCTACATTAAAGTATTCAGCAAATCGTTTAATAACTGGTTCCCAGTTAGAATCATAAGCGATCCAACCGCAACCTAGTACACCTGCCCAGTCAGTCGTACTGCAAGGTTTAACAAAAAAGTCTTTAGGGTCTAAACATAAAAACTCTTCGTCTTTTATATAGTTGACCATTTTAAGTTTATAAACTTGGTGGCGCTCAAATCCATCAGGGACATGCAAGTATTCGTACCATTTAGGAAATAATAAAACAAGTTTATGTTTTGTGTAGTATGGCTCTAACATGTCCTTCCAGCGTTGCTTATCTGGAAAACGTTCGTTAATAGTAACCCAATGTGTACATGGCTGTAGAAACTTACTGATGCTTTCGGCCTGTAGTCGCATTACATCAAAATCTTGCTCACACGCAATAGTTACTAAATCCATCTTATATCCTATGGTAGTATTGGTAAAATGCTTCTGCGTATTCACAACGTGCTTCGATACCCCGGTATTTTGCCCAATCAAGCATGCCTTTACTAGACAAGTAGTTGTCTTGTGGACGCACTTGCGATTTAAAAATTTTAGCAAATGAATCAATTTTTTCTTGTACTACTTGCTCAGTTAATTCTACATATACATTCGGAGTGTCATAATCTGTTTTATATAACTTATGCACATACGTTGGGTTTTCCAGTATGTACATAGTCTTAGGACAGTAGTTAAACGTTGGACGAGTTGCCGCTATCACTGCTTCATAGACAGTAGTGTGATCAATGTGAAAACTAGGACCCATGGTCATAATGATATCTGGCGTAATTTCCATAATGGCATTTTCTACTAATTTGACTAGTTTAGAACGAGGAAACAAATCTAACTTGGAATCAAAGTCTAATGGCAATTGAAACTCGCCAGTTGTGGGACGTACCCATGTACCATTAGCCCATTTAACAAATTGTTGATACTCTGCTAGACGTTCTTCTCTAGTTACAGTTTTGTGATGTAGTTCTATATCCGAAGCCGCAACTAAACAAAAGTAAAAATCATACTGATCTCGATTCTTTAAAAAGAATCCACCGGCACCTATATAACTGTCATCACTATGCGGCTCAATTATTAGAACTTTTTGTTTCATTTTTATTCTCTTTAGTTAGCGGAATGTCTGCGGCACATGTACACCAGTCTCTAGTGCAATCAACAGGTTGATTGGGTACAGTAAAGGTGTCTTGATAGATATTACCTAAACTTCCACCAACACGGCAGGTAGCACGATGTACTTCTCCATCCCAATTGATCATGAGACTTTCGAGACCTGCATTACATTGCCATCCTTTGAATTGATTTAGATGTTGTTTGATTACATCGTTGGCATGAATGATCTGTTCATCGTCTATGCGGCAATTGGGTTTAGCTGTGGCATTCTTGTTTAATATCCACTCAAGATCTTGACCTTCGTATCTAAGATCATCAAACACATTGTGATCTCCTTCTGTCCAACGGATACGCCGTACAGCATATCTAATACCTAGTTCATCAAACTTTTTAACCACTGTACGAACACCGTGCATGTGTTTATAGTGTGCCATTACATTAACATGAAAGTCACGCTCAGTACTGTCATAAAATTTCATTATATTATCAAATATTCTCATCCATTCCTGTTCAAAGTGCAGACTGAACACGATGTGATTATAAAACATTTCATGATTTAAATACCATTGATATCCTCTAGTTCCATTGGTAGTTAAGTTTACCCAAAAAATATCTTTACGTTTGAAATATTCTAATAAGTCTTCTATATCTGGATGCACACAGGGTTCCCCTCCCGTGAGGCTAATACGCAAAGGTTTACCTATTTCGCAGAGTCTATCTACGGCTCGTTCTAATAAATTTATATCCGTATGCGGACTAAAGTTATCATGTATCTCTGCAGGGCAATATGAGCAATCGTAGTTACAGCGTTTACCAAGATTCCACTCGATCTTGATTTGATCTTGATGTGGCCATACTGAGGTTATTTTATACATAGGCAGTAAATTCCGGAGTCACTTCTTCAAATCGTTGTTCTCTTGTGACATCAAGTCTATGATTAAATTCTACGCAGTCTTTCCACAGATGGCTTTCGTCTTTAGAATTAAGAAAATTGATAACACCTTGTATTTGTCCCATAGTTAAATTATAAAGCATTGGATGTTCTTTTATTAATTTAAATTTTTCAATCCGAGGTTTAACATTTTCTAATCTTTCTATAGCTTGAGTTTTTAGTTCTGGAGGAAGTGTTTGAATAGATAGAACTTTAGGATACTTTACCATATTGGTATAGAATACGATTCCTAAATCATTTAAAAAGTATTCTATCATTTCATCCAGTATTAATACATTACTAATCTGTACAGCTACAGCGCCTACTATTCTACTGACATTAGGAATAGTCTGTATCTGTTTAATATTGTTAATTAATTCTGACCAACTTGCGTTTCCACGAATGTACTCATAACTTGAACCAATACCATCAATAGAAACATTTACAGCTACACTTTTAAATTTAGGCCAATATTCCCAAATAGTGCGATTGCTTTTACCTAAAATATTCAGGTTAGTGGCATACTTAATTTCTATTTGATTTCCGTAAGGAGCTAGCATATCTAGTATGCGATAATGCTGTGGATCCATTAGTGGTTCACCACCAGCAAATTCTACTCGTCTAAAGTAAGGAAGTAATTTTTTAAAAGAATTCCACCAGTTAGGATTATCCTCAAATTTATCCAAGTAGGGTTTGTTTATAAGATTAAGTTTTCTTACATTTTTAGAAATAAAATTTCCTTCTTTGTCGTAAAATTCCTCAACCTGTTTCCAATCATTCCAACTAGTGCTATCTGTAGGGTTGCACATTCGACATTTTAAATTGCAAAGATTATTCAATTTAATCTCTATTGTTGGAATTTCGAAAGGCATTGTAAAATCTTGATCCATTTTCTTTAATGAATTAGGATAAAGATTAATACGTGCTTCTGGAATTTCTCCTTTAATGTGTCGCTGTCTTAAACTTTCAACCCCTTGATCTTCTAAACTAAAACAAGGTTCACACTCCGGAGGACGTTCTCCGTTTAAAACTTGTTTACGAATGCGTCTCATAGTATCATTATTCCAATGATCTTCTAAAGAAGCATCTTGTATAAATCCAATAGGATAACTGCGACAACAAACTTTAATTGCGCCGTCTTCACGTGTTGCTAATCCTGTAAAAGGATGCATACAAAATGTATTATGATTATAGTTCATGAACTATTTAACTGGGTTATAGTAGCATATAAATATTTCATGTTAACAAAAACTAACTATCAAGTTTCTTTAGATTTAATCGAAATTGCATTGAAAGAAATTCCCAGTGATAACTTTAGATATACAATCAATCAACCAACAGATTCTTTCTTTTATGATCCTTGGAAAATTAAAGAGGAATTTAAAAATACTATTTGGGAATCTATTTTAAAAACAATCAATGAACCGATCGGTGAAGCTAGGATAATAATTTTAGAACCTGGTAAATGTTACCAGGGACACGCTGATATAGATGATCGGTATCATCTAAATTTATGTTCTGATGAATCGTTTTTGATAGATTTAGAAAACAACGTGTTGTATAAGTTAACAACAGACGGATTTTGGTACAACATGAATGCCGGGATTAGGCATACAGCGATGAATGTTGGACGAGTCACAAGAATACAATTAGTTGTTAGACAGTTATTAAAAAACAATATTCTTAAAAACAGCGTTCCGGTATGCATTAAGTTTAATGATATTACTGACGAACATGCGAGGTTTATTTTTGATGAGAAATTAAGTCCGTTATTAAATCATTTTGATAAGAGTGGGCTTATAAATAAGTTTGAGTATGGGAAAACATTTGTTAAATTTAATATCGAAAAAGAATCTAAAGACACACTTAATAAAATGCTTCCAGAAAACTTTGAATTATTATGATAATATACACTCCCATTGATATTAAATGTAAAATTCCTGATCAAGATTTACTCATAGAATATGTTAAGAAGAATTATTTGGATAAAAATATTATACCTAATGCTTTATTATGTCCATTAGTTGTTAGAAAGGCAGTGACCGATTGGAGAGATGCTTCTCAAATTTTTACAGAAGATAAACTTCAAGATCTCACCGATAACGATCCAACTTACTATCGACCCGGAATCAAAGAATTAATGCCAGAATTAATAGAAATTTTAGAATCTTTGCCATTTAAACAAATTATCGGGGGAGGCCTATATCTTCAAACAGGTCCGGTCGATGCTCATCATGATATAACTATTGACTTCACATATCCTAAAAGTCCGGAAAGATATAATGTTTTATTAACTCCTCATTACGATCAAGATTCTTTTTATATTGCAAAAGAGATAACTGGGGAAAAAATATATCCTAAGATATTAAAAGATTACCCAATTTATGCATTTAATGATCAGAAGATGTTTCATGGAGCAGATCCTGTTTTAGAAAATAGAGTCATTATGATCTGTGCAGGATTGATAGATCATGAAAAACATGAAAATCTTATAGAAAGAAGTGCAAATAAATTTAAAGAATATGTAATAAGATATGAGGATTAAATGTCAATTAAGTTTATAGGTAATTTTTTTGCAGGAAAATGGGATAGTATAATTGACTCTTTATGTATTGAAGAAGGCGATCGGAGAGCGTTTGGTGTAGACTTTTATAAGAACTTTGATGGTCGATTTGACAATAACATCCAAATGTTGATTGATGCGGGCTATAATAAAGTTGACACTGTTGAGTGGTTTAATTATTATCCTATAAAACATTTTGATAATTCGTGTGTTATAGAATTTGAAAAATTTGTTGGAATGAAATGTGCTAGAGCATGGATTAGTAAAATACGTCCAGGAAAATATGCTCCAATACATCAAGACATCGATGATAACATTGAAGAATATCTATCTCAGGGAGAAGTAATTCGGTTCAGTACTTTTATCAGTCACCCTTATCCGGGAGGAGTTTTTGTTTGTAAAAATCAATGTTTTCATTGCGAACTTTCTGGTAATACATATCAGTGGGATCATTACTTAGATTATCATGCAGGTGGTAACTGCGGGCTCCATGATCAATTTATGTTTCATTTTTTAGGAATAAAGTGATGGCCACATACATTGGAAATTCAAATAAAACAATGAAATGGGAAGATTTAATAAATCATCTTAAATTAATACCTCCTAGATTAAGAGGAAACGATCAGGAAGATGATATACATTTAGGAAATCCCAAAGTAGAAAAACTAATTAAGATTTGGGAAAATGCAGGTTATGATAAAAATAATGCCGCAGCAAAATGGATTGATTATTTGCCTTATGAGCATTTTTCTAATGTATGGGTTGAAAATTTTTCTAAATGGATAAATTGTGAACCTGCAGGCTGTTGGGTTAGTGCCGTTCCTCCAGGGTATATAGTTCCTTGGCATCCCGATTATAAGATGCCCAACCAGGAAAAAGAATGGTTATCAAAAGGACCAATTGTTCATTATACTTGCTATATATGCGAGCCTAGCTTTGGTCAGGTATCAATAATTGAAAATCATGCTATATACGATCCTAAACAAGGAGATGTTTATCGTTGGGATGATTGGCAAAATTGGCATGGCGGACTGAATATGGGACTTGAAACAAAATATATGTTTAATTTCTTTGGATGGCAAAAGTGAACACTAATTATGCTATCGATTTATCTATACCGATATCTCATCCGTTAGTAAACCCTGCTATATTAAATCAAACAGGCGACCAAACAGAAATATGGTTTGCTAATCATAGTGACGTATCTGATGAGTTTCGATCCTGGCTTGATAGTTTAGGATTAGTAATAACTTATCCTCCTCTTATTTTTTACACACCTAAAGGCAAGCAATGCGGTATACACATTGACGGACATTCTCCTGACGCAGACCGTGCTGTTATGAATTGGTGTGTACAGGGTGCTGGTAGTATGATGCATTGGTACAAACTTAAAGAGGGCGAGCAACCATTTGAAACTACGGATACCCAAGCAGGTACACCTTACATACAATACCACCCTAACCAAGTTAATCATTTATATTCTCACGTGGTTAAATGGCCTACAATCGTGCAAACTGGCATTCCACATAACATTCACAATAATGTTTGGGAACCGCGTTGGTTAATTAGTTGTGACATTAGTAGGAAAGAGAATCCAGAAGCGGGACTAACAATAGCAGAATCTTTAGAAATTTTTAAATCATGGATAGCATAGAACAAGCACGTAAAATATTAAGATCAGATATACCTTGGTTAGAATTAGATATTTCTTTTAATGCAGATATCTGGAAACAACAGGCATTAGAAGCAGAGCCTCATTATCAAGAATATAGAGAAGGATATAGCTAAGGATGGGGCGGTTGTTGTTTACACGGATTGGGTATTGATAAAACATACACTGCCGACAGGTATGGTTATAATGAATATCATGCTCCTTATCAATATACTGATCTAGCATACAAGTGTCCTGTAATTACAGATTTTTGGAAGAATCAATTTCCTGCAGAAAGATATACAAGAATACGTTTTATGAAATTGGCACCGTGGAGTAATATAAACTGGCACACCGACGGCGAGATTCCACTGGATATGGATCCATTATTATCTATTCTACCAATTAATATTGCTATAGCTCATCCAAATAATTGCGAGATGTTTATAGAAGATAAGAAAGTTCCTTGGAAAGAAGGAAAGATAATTATGATCAATATAAGCAAAAAACATGCCGTTTTTAATCGTAGCAGTAAACCAAGAGTGCATATGATTGCTAACATTATATTGGGACATAGAACTGCCGAGTTTTGTGAAATGTTAGTAAGATGTTATAATAATCAATATGGTAAAATTTAATACACCCGAAGGATCTTCAGATATAGTCTATATATTTTTGGACAGAATTAGTCAGTGCCAAACTAAATGGACTGCCGAATTGATGAGGAACATGTCGGATTATGTTCTTAGTAAGATTCTTGGTCACGGATTTAATATTATTCAAGGATTAGATGAAGATGCTATGTTACAAGAAGCCGCCAAAGAATATACACATGCAGTTGTATTAAGTACAGGCACAGAGTTCATCAACGGTGATGAATTTTTCCATGAAGTCGAAAAGGAAGTCTACAGCGGCAAAGAATTTTTTATCTGGGGTCATATACCAGATAGGGATGATGGTTATTATGAATTACACGAACAATGCTACATAATCAATCTAAAAACTTACAAAGAATTAGGTTGTCCTGTTATAGGAAAATTTGAATATTATTCAGCTCATACACAGATAGCACCCAGACGCAGTGAAGAAAATATTCACGACGATTATACTCCTATCTGGGTAACCGGTGGCGATACCGAACGTCAATATAAACACAAATGGCACGGCTGGAACATTCTTAGTGTTGCGTTTGCTAATAATAAATTTGTGAAACCATTTGCAGATCGTTTCAGAAAAAACAAAAGATACTATTATCCTAATTATGAACCTGCGTTTATAAAATCGTGCGATTATCTATACGGCAAAAACGAGGTTGCCTCACAAACATTATTCTATCCTTACAATACAGAAGAAGTTATAAAAATTAATTGTAGTACACCAATACAACAATTAGTAATTCAAGCAAGTGGATTGCAGTTTATAGAATATCTTTTAGAATATGGATATGATAAAAATACCGTTGTTCGTTTTGTAGATTATAATTTGTTTGCTTTAGAGTGTATGGAATATATTATAAAGAATTGGGACGGGTTGAATTATTTAGAATTTGTAAAAACGTATGTTAATAAAAGATCAAGTTTTTTAAAAAATAAAAAACAAGAGTGGATAACGTTAACTGGTGTTGAACAACGGATTGATCCTGTAATTTGGAGTGACATTAGTAAAGTCGTTAAATTCGAATTTTCTCATCAAGATTTAGTTCTTAACAAAAATCTCGAAGTAAGCGATTGCTAGATGCAGTGCCTTCTACTATTGTGCATCTTAGTCATATTTTTAATTACGATCCCGTAGCACCTTTTGTTCCATTAAGACACAGAATATATAATGAGAATCTATTGTTCAAAAAAATTAAAGAATATAATCCCAATGCCATTATTGTTACTGTAAATAAGGCATCGGAGATTTATAAAGATTCACTTCCTTCGTGGCACATGGATGGAGAGTGGAATGATCTATGACATAAACAAATTTATTTTTAAAGATAAAATTAATAAATTTATACCAAAATTAAAAAATGAATTTGTGACTGTTCACGGTTACGATACTGGTAACATTCCCCTCTACAGCGAATATATTGGAAACAGTTTAGATCCTCAAAATAAATGGAAAATGCTTGTAATTAAAATTATGGGCAAATGGGAAGATAAAAATTTATCTCGATACCCAATATTAACTGAACTAGTTAAAAGTTTTGGTGATACTTGTCGTAGTGCAGGTTACAGTGTTTTAGACGCAGGCGGAGTTGTTCCGATGCACACTGATACAGAAGAAGGTCACGAAAATTATGTTATTTGTCACGTTCCTCTAATTATTCCTCTCGGAGATGTCGGATTCTCAGAAGGAGATTATCGAGGAAGATGGTTCGAGGGGGAATGTTTTTTATTAGATGTAGAAACTCCTCATTCGGTTTGGAATCACACATCATCTCCTAGAGTTGTTGTGTTATTAGAACTTCTTAAGGAAGATGTTTATGAAATTTAATAATATAGCAATTACTGGTCATACCAGCGGGATTGGCAAAGGATTATATGATTATTTTCTTAATTTAAATTGTAGAGTTAAAGGATTTAGCAAAGACAACGGTTTCGATATCGGTGATAGATCTAATCAAGATATTATTATTTCTTATACAAAAGATTGTGATTTGTTTATCAATAATGCCTATCATTATTATTCTCAAGTAGAACTAATGAAATTATGGCACCAACAACATTGGAATGATCCTCATTTTATTATAAGTACAAGTTCTATAGCTGCAGAACCATTAGCAGATATACCTAAAAATTTTCCATGGCTTAAAAACTACGGAGAAGAAAAATATGCTATTAATAAAGTCAGCTGGGATATAAATCATAGCGGTAGTAAATGTAAAAGCATAGTTATTATGCCAGGTGTTTGTCAAACTAATTTTTATAATCCCTATGACACAGAAAATCAGAATGGTATAGAATTATATAATAAGGTAATGGATACCAATAGCATAATTACAATTGAAGATCTTACAAAGACTGTTGATTTAATTTTACAGAGTATCAATGGTAGAAACTTTATTTCAAGTATAACGGTACAAAATGGATATTGACAATTGGATTGATCGTATTACCCAACCTAGAGATGAACTTGGTGGATTTAGCATTTGTCCGTATGCTAAAGGTTCTAAGTATGAAATTATTGAAACTGATGGATCAGATATCGATCCACCTCCTTGGAATTTTGAGCTCATCATTTATAAATTACCGAATGACTATTCCGAAGAAGAAATATTTAAAATTGCGAAAGAATATAACAGCATTTATCCAGAGATGGTTTTCTTACCAGATCCTAAAAATAGAATAACCTACATTAATGGTATACAAACTAATAATGGAGAACACAATTTAATTCTGTGCCAGTGGAGAGACGAACTGAATAAAGCGAGAGATAAATTATCTAAATCTAGTTATTATACGCACTGGAGTGAAGAATATTTAAAAGAGATTTTAGAAACATGAATCACGCATTAATTTTTTGTGTTCACGACTTGGCATTAAGGAGATTGGCAGGCCCATATAGGATAGCCACATTTCTTCGCGAACACGAATGGGATGTAGAGGTAATAGATTACGTTAAATCATTCACGCTAGAAGAATTAAAAGAAGTAGCTAAAATGCGTATAAGTTCTAAAACTATTTTTATTGGTTTCAGTTCTTTTTTTAATGCATGGAGCGACGACGTTGATATTTTTATTGACTGGATTAAATCTTCTTATCCTTACATTAGAATAATTGTAGGAGGACAAAGTAAACCTCTAATTAATACTAAAAAAGTCGATTACTATATTCACGGCTACGGAGAATTAGCAGTATTAGAACTTGCCAGATCTTTTGTAGGAAATTCGAATAATAAAATAACCCTTGATCCGTTATATCTTGGAAAGAAAAAAGTTATTAGCGCAAATAAACATTATCCTGCTTTTCCTATGAATCGCCTCACAATAAAATATCAAGATCGAGATGATCTACAACCCTGGGAATGGTTGACGATAGAGTGCTCTAGAGGTTGTAAATTTCAATGTCCATATTGTAATCATCCGGTTCTTGGTGTTAAGGGAGATTATACTCGATCGGCAGAAGATTTTAAGGAAGATATGAAAGAAAATTGGGAAAGGTGGGGAATCAAAAATTACTACATGGCCGATGAAACTTTTAATGATCATAGTGAAAAAATAGAAAAATATTCAGATGCTATACAACAATTAAATCTTGATACTATTTTTGCAGGATTTATTCGTGCAGACCTTTTAGTTTCTAGAAGAAGAGATTGGGAACCTTTATTAAAGATGGGATTTGTTGGACATTTTTATGGTATAGAAACTATGAATTATGAAACAGCAAAATTTATTGGAAAGGGAATGAGACCGGAAAAACTCGGAGATGGATTAATCGAAGTAAAAAATTATTTTTTAAGCAATGGTCCTTACAGAGGGGCACTCGGAATAGTAGTAGGACTTCCGCACGAAACATTAGAAAGTCAGATAAAAACTTTTAATTGGATTGAAAAAAATTGGCAAGGTGAATGTGTCCATGCATTTCCTTTAGAAATACACGGATCAGAAACTAATGATGTGCAATCTACTATATCAAAAGATATGGGAAAATATGGGTATCGACATTCAGATATACCCGAGCCAGAACCTCCAGAGGAAGTCAAATTTTTTGGATCGGCCGAAACACGAGTGAAGCAAGCTAACGATAAAGTTATATGGGAAAATGATAACATGACTTATGCAGATGCGTGTAAAATAGTCGATGACTTTTATGTTAAAATTGTAAGAGATGAGATTATAATGAAATCTAGCATCTGGACTTTTGCTGATTATACCTATCCCGATATTCCTCTTCAAGAAGTATTAGATAAAGTAAAATATTTTGATGCTCCTAAAAATCGAACAGGTCCGAGAGAGCGAGAATATGTAGAAAAAAAGTTAAACAAATGATTTATACTAATTGGGATCCGCTTAAAGAAATTATAGTAGGTAACTGTTTTGTTGATCATAGTCGAAATAAATTATCTCAAATTTTTATCGAAACTAAAGAAGATTTAGATAATCTAGCAGACTATTTGATTAAAATGGGAATTAAAGTATATCGTCCCGATGTAACCTATTTTAAAGAAGATATTGATCTAAGCAATTTTAAAATTAAATATGCAACTGCTCCTATTGTTCCCCGAGATCAATATCTAGTTTATGGAAATACCATCTATCAAACATATACTAGTATGCCTGATAGATATTTAGACAGCATAAATTACACACATATTTTTAAGGAATTTTTTGATAGAGGTTATAATTGGATAAGCATGCCTCCACCAAAATTAGATACACTAGTAGATAGATGGTGGGCAAACGGTGAATATGTCTATCACGAGCAATTAAAGAATCAAGTTCTATGGCATACAGCTACAATGTTTAAGTGCGGAGACAAATTAATTACTAATATCAAAGGACCGGGAAATACTCTTGGACTCGAATGGATGAAACGTAATCTTCCAGAAAATACTATTATTGATGCAGGCAATACACATCAGAAAGGTTTTGGACACATAGATCACGGATGGTTTATGACTAACGATGATCTAATTTTTTGCGTAAACAAAACTTGGGTACCAGAACCGTTGCATAATAAGCAGATAGTAGAGCTACAAGATCATTTTGAGAAATTCGACGATACAAAATTTATCAATGACTATCGAAACACAACAGGCAAATTTAGTGATGCTTGGATCGATAAGTGGCTAACCGAATGGAAAGGGTATGCACAAGAAGTGTTTTTTGATAGTAATGTTTTAGTTATTGACAGCAACAATATTTTATTCAGCAATCATCAGCCCGGTATTTTTAAAGTCATGGAACGTTACAGCATTAACTGTCATGTAGTACCACAACGCCACGGATTATTCTGGGAAGCAGGAATCCACTGTTTAACTTTGGATCTATCTCGTGAGGGTAGAAATCGATCTGTAATCAGTTAAGGCTTGTAAAAATCGATATTCAATGTCTTCAAACCAATCGGAAGGTGCATCGAGAGGAATAACAAACAAAACTCCAGTTCCACCTTCGTTCCACATTCCGGCATTAATCCCATATTGATATAAAAATCTTTCAAATGTACTGTCCATGGGCTTTTCGTTTAGTAATACTAGATTAAATAAAAGTCCATAATTATTATAATCCTTAATTAATTCTTTGTCTTTAAATCGCTGACACATTAATTTCCCCCATCTTTCTAATTTAGGTTGATTAATTAATAACTGTTCTCGATCTAATATATTCATATATTCTAATGCAGAATAAATCCCACTTAGATTGAAACTGTAACTAAAGCCATGCACAAAAACATCATATTTAATTTTATCAAATATTTTTTGATTAGCACAAACGGCACTGAGAGGAAAATAACCTCCGGTTAATGCTTTACCCATTGTAAAAATATCTGGAATTATTCTTCCAGTCCAACCAAAAAAAGAACCAGTCTTTCCTCCGCACACGGCGATGTCATCAACAATAAGAACTATATTTTTGCGAGTGCATTCTTCTCTAAGCCCGTTCCAAAAGTTTTCACCAGGATCGTATAATCCGTTTTGCCAACTGGCAGTTTCTACAACTACGGCACATAAATCTTCAGTAATCATCTCTAAGTTGTAATCGCTGATGACACATCTTGAATCTTTTCCGAATACATCTGTCATATAAGTAGCATCACTGACACTGCTACTTAAAAATGTACTTCCATGATAAGATTTTCGAAATCCCAAAAATTTATTTTTTTTGTTATACATTTGAGCTAACCTTAGTGCTCCTTCGATCGCATCGCTTCCACTCAATGCAAATGCACTTTTGTATCCTCCGCTCATTTTACTAATTCGATCGGTTAATTCTAACACAGCATCATTTGTTGTGTAGAATTCTCCGCCGCAAAATGGATTATTGATCATTCTAAGAGATACGAAATCAATAATGTCTTTTCTTTTAAATCCTAGGGGAAAACAACCGCAGGCACCCAAACTTAGATCTAAATACTGATTACCATTTTCGATAAACCCATAGTCAGTATATTCTTCTATTTTACGAATCGGTTGTTGATTATTTTTTGAATAGGGAAATATAATATTGGTCATAAAAAACTCAGTGACAACGAAATTCTTTTTTTATGTGGATCTAAATTTTCTACACTATGAATAGTTTTAGTATCTAGTTTGTGCCAGGCGCATTCTTTTATTTTAATTTTTTCTACTAAATCTAATCTGTCATATGGAAATACTGTTTGAGCATATGTTTTTAAATGACTGTATTCTACCTTTGGAGTCCAAAAACATGTGGAGGTTTTATCTCCTCCTGTTTCTATGATATAATTGTAAGCGTAATTTCTCATTTCATCAATGTGTGGGGTGATTGTTTTTCCACTATGCATTGATTGTATGCTAATGTGTATTACATCAAGATCGATATTCTCTCTAACCCATTTTTTAATTTCATCGTTAACTTCTAAAAAATCAAAATTTGCTAGATCATCAAAATATTTGAAAGCATCAGATAAATGATAACCCAAAGAATCCTGCGAATTATATTCTATACCAACAATAGCATCAATAATTTCTTGGCTTGCTTCTATGTTTAGATTTTTTCTAGCATATTCGACGAATGATGCCGAGTTTTGAAAATTATGAATAGGGTGTTCTACTATGTGAATTATTTGATCTCTAATATATTTTGGTACGGGCGGTAAGTCAACATAAGTAAGATACATGCGGTATTTATAGACTTATGCCAACTAAAGAAATTTTTCCCATACTGATTCATACAGCAGAGTATTCTGGAGATATTAAACAACTTCAGAATATGTTATTCCCTAAGATACAACCGTGGTTTGAAGAAACCAAAAAGAATAATCAATCGAGCATACGCGGAAAAGGTATATGTTCATATAACATAAAACGAGATTTAAATTTAGATCCATCCTTTATTGAATTAACTGAATTTATAAACAAAGAAGCAGGAACATATTGGAACAGATTAGGATATAGTAAATCAGGTAAACCAGGTGTTTATGAAATGTGGGTGAATCGATACGAACAAGAATCATTTATTGATATGCATAATCATAGTCCTATACACATGACTGCTAGTTTTTATCTTCAGCATCCTACAAATGGTGGAAATATTATATTCGAACATCCCAATGCTATCTTGCTAAAACACCAGCCATATGATTTTGATCAAATGCGTTACAAATCATTTGAGCAAGAAATTACCGTGAAAACAGGAATGTTAATAATATTTCCCGGGTATATAAATCATAAAACTCAACCCAATCTTTCGAATGAAGATAGAATTATTATAGGATCCAATATATGCAACGTCATTTAGAACCAGAAATAATGAATGAAAAAAATCAAGTATTGGCGTTTCATCACGGTAGTAGAGATTATGGAATCAAGGGATTTCTTGACTTTTATAAAAAATATGTCAATCTCAAAAAAGGTAAAGTAGTCGATTTGGGATGTGGTACTGGATCGTATCTATTTGCATTAGAGACGCAATATCCAGACCTATTAATAACCGGCTATGACGCGAGTGAGTATATGATAGAACTTGGACAAACTATTGTAGAAAATATCAGTAGTGGAGTACGATTAAGATGCGAATATTTTAAAAATGTTAAAGATTCTGCTGATTGCGTAATATCAACTAATACACTTCATCACATACATGATTCTAATATTTTTTGGAACTGTGTAAAGAATATTTCAAACAATGTATTCATTATGGATTTGGTTCGTCCTAAAAACAAAGATATTGCAAAAAAAATTGTTGGTCAATTGGCTGAAAAAGATAGCGAATTATTTAAAAACGATTATTACAATTCGCTCTTAGCAGCATTCAATGCCGACGAATTAAGACAGCAGATTTTAGATACAAAATTAAATCTAATTATCGAGGGAAATACTGATTTTCTACAAGTAGCAATTATATATGGCCAAATACAATAAAATTAAAAATATACAAATTGAAACTAGCACGATTTGTAATGCTGCCTGTCCACAATGTCTCAGAGAATGGTACGAAGGAGATCATAGCTTTTTTAAACAAACTTATATCCCAACAGAATTCTATGAAGAAAGAATACCAGATCAAATTTATAATGATTTAGAAAGAATAAATTTTTGTGGAACAATGGGAGATCCGTGTGCGGCACCTAATTTTATAGATGTTTGCAGAATAATAAAAAAGAAAAATCCGAATATAAAATTAACTATAGCAACAAACGGAGGATTGAGATCCGTCGAATGGTGGAAAGAATTAGCATCTGTATTAGATCGGACTGATATAGTTATTTTTGGCATTGACGGGCTAGAAAATACAAATTGGATTTATCGAGTAAATGTGAAGTGGAATAAATTAATGGAGAATGTGAAAGCATTTATTGATGCAGGCGGACATGCCTGGTGGCAATTTATTGTTTTTAAACATAACGAAAAACAAATTGAAGAAGCTAGAAATTTTTCTCAACAAATGGGATTTAAGAATTTCTTTACTATCTATAATAATAGATTCTTTGTTGAAGAACTTTTTGGAAGAGAAACGTTTGGTGCCGACGGAAAAAGATTAGAACCTCCAACCATAGAAGAAGAAAAATCAATACTGCTAAAACTTGATAAAAAATCAACTGAAGAGTGGGGAGAGAATTCCGAGAAGTCTTGTATAAAATGTCAGTCATTAGAAAAGGACGAATTATACATTGATGCCGACACACATCTATTACCGTGTTGTTTTATAGCAGGCGCAAAATTTACATTGAACCCGACAGATCCGGACGGGTACTATAAATTATGGACAACCTACGGAGGAGATAAGTTAAAATTATCTTCGCACAACTGGAATGATATTTTAAACAGTGAATTTTATCTAGAACTAGAAAGGAGTTGGACTAAGAAATTTTCAGAAGGAAGATTGCTTGTTTGCTCCGGAGCATGTTCAGTTGACTTGGATGCAAAATTTACCTTATATGTAAACACAAAAGATGCAAAAATATAATACTATAGGATTCTTTGGAGATAGCTTTTGCGCAGAGATAGAAAATCATCATAGCTTATGGTTTAGGTATGACACCTATATAAAAAAATTAAAAAAACATTATTCTTGTGATATAGTAAATCTTGGATATGGAGGGTCGGGCATATGGGATTGTTATCTAACACAGCTAAAACCATTAATAGACCAAAATAAAGTTCCCGATATATCTGTATTTGTATGGAGTTTACCGGGTCGATTATATCATAAAAAAGTAAGAAGACTAAATAGTGCAGATGCAATTAATCCAAAATTTCATACATTTAATCCATTATATTGGAAAGTATGGAAAGCTGCTCAATTATATTATAATGAATTGTTTAATTGGGAAAAAGAGGAACTTGAATATATTTCTGCATTAAGATATTTCGACGACGAAATTTTATCAAAATTACCTACAAAAATTATTCATCTATGGACTGCCGGTAAAACAAGTGATTGGTCTACTGACAGTACAAAACCAAATAATGTTACGTATCATCATACATGGAAGCACGGAGTTGAGATTCGTCCCCCATTATTAAGTTTAAGTTTAACTGATCATGATATAAAAATTTTACAAACAGATCAAAGAGCTAATCACCTCGATGGGGAAATAAAAAATACCTTAGTTTTTAATTGGATAAAACATAGCATTGAAAATTATCAAAATGGATTGTGTTTAGATTTTACAGATAAAGTGGAAACTTTTTGGAACCAATGACTCCAGCATATATTTTTTATTCTCTAAACATCAACGGAAAATTAATTGTTTCGGCAAAAGACATTGACGGAAATGATATTTTTACAGATAACATAATAAGTGAAAAAATAAAACAATTATCCACTAACGTATCTGTTATTGTTTTTAATATGTTTAGCGGATTTTCTATTGACATCCCATCGACTATCCTTAGAGATTTAGAATTTATTAAATCATTTAAACATCATATATTTTTTCATGGAATGGAACCCGCGGTTAAACTTATTGAAGATAGAATTATTGAATCTCCAGAATATCAGCCAGTATATGAATTTTTAACTGTTTATCATAATCTTGTTACTCCAAATACATTAGAGTATATTGACAATGATTTTTCAATTAAATCAAGTTTTAGAAAATGGGCTAGAGCTTTAAAGACTAAACCTAAATTTGCAGTATCTTGTGTTGACAACCTATTGTACGGAAAAGTTCTATTAAATTTTACAATGTTATTTTTTAAATCTTCTTCTGATCCAGAAATGTTTTTTAGAACAACATTCCAAGAAATTAGGAAACAATACCGCCACACACATTTATTCAACTCTTTTAATAGACAGCGTCGCTGGAATAGAGAATTAATATTTTACCTACTGTGGAAAAATAATCTATTAGACGATGGAATTTTATCCATGCATCAAAAAAATTATAATTTAAGATTTTTAAAAATATGTGAAAAATTTAATTTAAATGTCTCTGAGGAAGAATTAAATCAAATTAATAAACTTCTTCCTATTAAGATAGACAATTTAGAAATACCAAATTTTAAATTAACCCACGGTACGCACGAATATTTTGTTTCAAATTTTTACAATGATCAAATGTTTATGGCGCCGATTAATGTTGTCACTGAGACCTTTTTTGTTCAAAATATCATAACACACAGTGAAAAAATTTTAAGACCTATTTTACTAGGGCAAATTATCTTACCTTTAGCTACATATAATCTATGCCATGCTTTGGAAGAAAAATTTAATTTTAAATTTTCAAAATCAACATTAGAAATTGATAAAATTAAAGATCCAGTTGAAAGAGCAAATGCAGTTATTAAAAAATTAATTTTTTTTAAAAATGATCAAAAATCACTATATCAGGAATTAGATTATGTTAATGATAACTATAATCATAACCTTGATATGATTCTGCTAAATTCTTCAGATAACATATTATTAAATATTAAAAAGTTAGTGAAAAAATATGTTTAACGTTTATCTTTTACAACCACAATATACAGCAGTAATCAACGGACAAGCCAATCATTGGATACCTTATAGTGTTGGAACCATTTGGTGTTATGCTATTCAATATCCAGAAATTGCAGAAAATTTTACGCTGGCTGGTTTGATTTTTAAAAGAGAAAAAATAGAAGATGCCATATCTAAAATTGAAAATCCGTCATTATGTGGGTTTAGTTGTTATATGTGGAATCGCCTTTATTGTTTAGAATTTGCAAAACAAATTAAAGAAAAATGGCCTTCGTGTGTTATTGTTTTTGGGGGGCCGGAAGTTAATTCTGGGTTTTTAGAATACGATTTTATTGATTCAATAGTCCAGGCCGAAGGCGAAGAAACATTTGTTGAAATATTAAGAAGAATAAAAAATCAACAACCTATCGAAAAATTCATGCCAAAAAAACGCATGAAGGATTTATCAGTTATTCCAAGTCCATACACAACAGGAATATTTGATAAAATCATAGAAGAAAATCCGAATGCAGTTTGGGCTATGACATTAGAAACCAATCGGGGTTGTCCATATTCCTGCACATTTTGCGATTGGGGCAGTCTTACTTACAGTAAAGTTGCTAAATTTGAACTTGAAAAAATTTATAGCGAAATAGAGTGGATACGAGATCGACCAATTTCTTATGTATATCTCGCAGATGCAAACTTTGGAATATTCAAAGAAAGAGATTTAGAGATTGCTAAAAAATTAAGAGAAGTAACAGATAGTAACCCAAAAGTAGAAGTAATGAGTATTATTACTGCAAAAAATAGTACGGAAAATATTTTTATGATTGGGCAGGTTTTGGGACCAAAATATTTAGGAGTTTCTATTGCATTGCAAAGTTTCAATGAAGATACTTTAGATGCCATAAAACGTAAAAATTTACCTACAAACAATTTAGAAGAATTGTTAGAAATGAGTACAAAATATAATGTTCCCACTTATACAGAATTAATTCTGGGAATGCCTAATGAAACTTTAAAGAGCTGGAAAGAGGGATTTACTCGAGTAATTGAATTAGGACAACACAATGTAGTTGAAATGTATTGGACTCAACTGTTGACAAATAGCGAACTTGCTTCTGCTACCAGCAGACTGATGCATGGAATAAAAGCAGTTAAGTGTCATGATTATATCGACATGCATAGCGAAACGAACGACGGCATTTCAGAAACTATAGAAATAATTTGCGAAACTAAAACGATGTCCAGAGAAGAAATGGTCGATGGATATATGTACGGATGGATGATAACAAAATTTCACTTTACTGGATACTCTCAAATTATTTCAAGATATTTAAGAGTTAATAATGATATTTCATATCAACAGTTTTATGATGATTTTTATGAATTTTTAAAAACTGATCCGTTAACAAAACAAGAATATGATAAAATGAAAAATCTTGTTCGACAGTTTTTAACTTTTGGAAAAATAGATGACGGACCGGGACACATATTACACAAACGAAGTAATGAATGGTTATACGATCATCGTCACGAATTGATAAGAAAAGTTATTGATTTTTCAAAAAAGTTTAATAATATACCACAATGGGTGATTGATCTTCAATCAACTTTTATATTCGATATTGAGCATACATATCCTATTAGAATACAAGGCAGTTGCGATATAGTTAATAAGAAAAAAGAAAATGTATTTTACGAGGTTGTTCCAAAAATTAAAGATATTAAAGGTTTAAGTTTAGTTTCTATGAGACGTAGAGGTTCTTTAAAAAATTTATTAATTGTTAATTCTTATGAATAATCTTCAAGAAGAAATTTATAACATAATTGCAATGACAAACGAAATGGATACTCCGGCTGATATTATGTATAGCATTAGCAAATTTATAAAAAACATTGACCATGTAGATTATAAAGATTATTTAGAAAGTGATGAATTTAAACAATGGTTAGATAATAACGAAGAATTTATTAAATCTTGGAAAAATATTAATACCTTTGTGTTAATGATGATAGAAAAAGAAAAAGACTATCTATAAACTTTATTATAAATTTCTTTTAATGCATCTTCTGGCCATTTAATATAGTCCGTAAACGCTCTTTCAACAAGTAAACCCATATCTAGTGTCTTGCTATCTCCTAGCAAGAAATTAACAAGCTCTTCACGTCTAGGATTCAATATAGGTTTATAGAAGTCCATATGTATGGGCTGTTCGCTATAATCGCTAGAACTATAAAATGCATATGCATGTAGTTGTCCATTCTTATCTGAGTAGAAGTACTTGGGATAAAAGCTAGGTTTATATATTTGTTCTTTATGCAAATCAGATACTATTTGCTCTAACTGTTCTTTATAATCCTTCGGTAACCAATCCTCACAGGTATTACCATACCATTCAAAACATATTTGTCTGAATGGTTTTAATAGATGTATGTTCTGCGGTGCCCAAGAATACCTTGACAATCTTTCAAGATATCTACATTCTCTAGTATATACTTCATTAACTAGGTCATCGGGATATCTATCACCCTCCGGATTAAATTCCATTACTGCAAGATTATCTACAATGTCTAGTGAAAATATGCCGTGATCAATAGCTGTCAAGGTGATCTACTCCTAGTTGTTTACGAAATGCTTCTGTAAATTTGCCGTCAATGCGTAGGCTATAGCTCTGTTCCATAATACGTTCTCCGCCATGCCAATCTACGTCATTCCACCAGGCGGCTCTAGTATTAAGATATGTTTTATTTTTTGTTTCTGGATCCCATAAGTACATGGCTTTTTTTGTATTTGGTCGAACATGTATAAACTCGTTGCAATGTGGCTTAACAACATCGATACCATTCTTAGCATCTAAGTCTCTGTGTTCAAACGGAATGCCATCGGCTTCACAATGGAAGAATATAACACGGCCAATGTCTTTGAACACTGTGCCTACTAGGCTTTCAACCCACTTAACTACGTTAGGAAAATGTTCTGCTTCTGGAGTTAGTTTGCGTGGTGCTGTTCGATCATCCCATGAGCCTTCTTCCCACAAGTAATAGTAAATGTAAGGATCGTAGGCACCCATTGCCATTTTCAAATAACGAGTAAACTTATTACGCTGTTGGAAGTTTTTAAAATCTGTAGGCATTAGTTTTATGCCGGTTTGATATATAGGATCATCTTTAGGCAACTCCATAAATTCATCCATGGCTTGATATATTGGTTTCCAGCTTAGTTTATAACTCATATTATCAAAATTAAAACCGGGCTTCATCCAAGTGCCTTCTTTAGCATTTTCTCGTGCTAGAGCAAAACCAGTTAAAATTTCAGGTTGTAGTTGCTCAAACTTGGCCATATCCAAATATGGTTCCATGTTAAAGTAGGGTTGTTCGTTTATACCTTTGATCATTATTTTTCTTGATAATTAAATGTATGGATTATGAATATTATTACAACAATGTTCCTGGAGTTGGTTTAACAAGGAACAACCTTATTTACACCAGCTTGATCAGTCGTGATAAAAAAACTTTTGTCCAATGGTATCATAATGATAGTGAATATCATAAAGGGAATAATGAAGTTGTTGATTCGAATCTGATGAATGCTAAGTGGAATCGTGAAGTAAAATATCTTATAGAAATGGCCCGGAAGTATGAAGATAAAGTTCCAAAAATATTAGAAATAAATCATAAAGAACAAAAAATTTATTTGTCTATAGATGGTTTAGACTTTTGGAATCGTGCAGGATGTGTTACTGAAAATTATGATAAAGTATTACCAGATTGGAAAGATCAGATGTGTAAAATTATCACAGCCCACAAAAGTTTAGGATTACACAAATATAGTATGCATCCCAGCAGTTATTTTGTTGTTAACGGTCAGCTTAAAAGCATTAATTATTTTTTTACATATCATGAAGAAGAACCTAATATTAGCATTAAAGATGTTGAAAGTCACATCCACTCTAATAGACAAGCAGAAATGCGTAAGCATTTAAAAACACTGAACATCGAATGGCATACACCGCAACCTTGGAAAATAATGGACCAATTATGTTGGGAGAGTTTTAGAACAAACTATCCTCAAGATTTTATAGAAAGTGTAAAAGAATGTATAAAATAGTTCCATGGTCGGAAGATTTAGATCTTACTGAATTTTATGCCGAGGCAAAATCTAGAGGTTTCGTAAATAACTCAAGTCAAGCAGCAATGATCGATTGTTTTAAAAATGAAGTACGTTGGAACATCTGGATATTATATTATAATGACCACCCTGTTGGATCTGTGGCGGCACATACTTTAGACGATCTTGGATATAGGATTTGTGCTAGAACATGTGTATTAACCAATCACTTACCTAAAATAACTTTAAGAACAATTAATCAAATTAAAAATCATCAACATATTACTGCACAGTTTTTTATGCCCACTTGTATTGAATGGGTAGGCAATCATGATATGTATATTACTAGTCACGAAAGCGAAGTTGGCACACAAAGATTAGTTCATACAATATGGGGGCCCACATTAGAATCTACAGGAGTGCTGACCAGAGCGTTTGATCATAATTATAGAGGTCATAAACAAACGTTCTGGAAACTTAATAAAAATATATTTTTAGATCAATTATCAAAGGTAGATAGATGGACACAATAAGTTTATGCGAACATTGTTATAGACACGTTTCTGCTAAAAAGTTTATACGAGATGGTAGCGTGTGGATGAGTAAAGAGTGTCCGGAGCACGGTTATAGTGAATATATGATAGAACGCGATTCAGACTTTTATAAGAGTTTAGAATTTGATCCGTACGGATACGATGTGCCCAGTGGTATTATGATTGAAGTTACAGATCGCTGTAATTTAAAATGCCCGCACTGTTATCATGAACCAGAAAATGCAACAACAGACAAACCCTTAGGATTAATACTTCAACAAATTGAAAGTTGGCCTGAAGATGCTGGTAGCGTTATCCTTGCAGGTGCTGAACCTACACTACGTAAAGACTTACCTGAACTAATTAGAAACATCAGACATGTACAAACTCGCCTAGGCAGAACACACCAGGATATTACAATTTTAACTAATGGTGTTAAGCTCGCTGATAAGCAGTGGACTGAAGAAATAGCCAAGGCTGGATGTCGTGCTGTGATGGTAGGACTTAACCATCATTCGTACCAAGGTGATACTGTACATCAAAAACAGTTACAAGGTATTGAGAATTGTAAGGCTGCTGGCATTGTTGTTTACTACGTAGGTTATACATTAGAAAACTTAAATCACATTCCAGAAGTACTAGAAGAAATACAAAAACTAGGAAATAATGCCTTACAGTATCGTGTACGTGCTGGCAGCGACATTGGTCGCAACCCGGATGAACCTCGTTATTATCTTAGTGACCATGTAAAAGCAATTAAGGACTATGTAGACAGCAAAGGATGGACATGGGAAAAGATACCTGCAGATGATAATCTGTATCATTATATGGTTAAGATTAACGGTATCACACATAGATTAATACAATGGAGCGATCCTAAAACCATTGATATGGAAGAGCTACGATGTGGTCCGTGGTGTGACTTTGTACCTAATAAACCTATTAGTAATTTTCTACATCAAATCATGCTACGTGACGCGGCTGTAAACAAGAATATGATATTATATGACACCGTTCCGGAACGTTATAGATTTCGTAGCAGAGAGGATATGAGGATAGATCCCTAAGCCTGTCTTTCTACAAAGTTTAATTTGATGCTGGTTGGATTAAAAAATTCTTTAACAGTAGCAATAACTATTTCTGCTTTAAATTCTTTACAGCTAAACAAATCAATATAAGCATCAGCAGTCTTGTTTACAAAATGACAATTTATATTACTTGTAGTAATCATTTGTAATACACTATATCCTTCATTGTCTGTTCCTGGTAATAAATTTTCAATGATCATTTTTCCGTGCGCTTCCATTTCAACACGTTTTATTAATGTATATACAAATGCCCATATGTGATCTTTATCTTTAATTTTTTTTAAATCACAACCGGCACAATCTAACATAATATGATAACCCCAAGACATTATAACTCCTCAAGAATTAATCTAGCCAAATTATTATGTGCTTCTTGATCGTAATGATAAAATGGTAATTTTTTATACATTTTGAATTCACACCAATTTACATAATTCTCACAACTTTCAAAATTAAAAACATTATCTACCTTTGGTATAATTTCTGGAAACAACGGTAAATGTAAAAAATCAGTAGCCCATCCTGTACATAAATTATCTACTATAAACATTAATTCATTTAAATTATTATAAGGACGAAGCATTTCATTAACAAACAGATCGTTAATTGGATGAATCATGGTTCCATCAACCTTACCTTTCCATTGCATACCAACTTGTATGAATTTATCTTTATCTCTACCTAAGAAATTGCCAACGTCTGGATAGTAAAATTCTGTTCTATCTGTACATGTATACCCAAACAATACTAAACTATTTGGATGTTCTTGTAATGCGTTGACTAATAATCTTAGACTACGAGCATTACTTCCGCCAGTCATTGCATAATTATAACAAGGAATATTTAATTTATCAGCAACCACTTGAGGAAAGGCTAATTTTTTTCCAGAATCATCTGCTTGTTCTATTGTTATTTTACCTCTGGTATAATCTTCAAAAGTATATTGATTTGATAATTCACATCCAGCAACATGACTATCTCCAAATGCTAGAACTGAATTAAATTTTTTTACCATAGATATCTCACTTAAATAACTAGATGTTTAATGTCATACTATTTACCGATGCTCCCTATCCTCATCATAAAATTAGAGGTTATGGTGTGCATAGAATTGCTAGTCAAATTAGAACAAATGGTTACTCTTGTCTTGTCATTGATTTTAGTTCGGCACTAACATTTGATAGATATAAAGAAATTATTGATAATTCAGTGGGACCAGAAACTCTTATGGTTGGTTTTAGTACAACTTGGTTACCTTATAGATGGCCGGAAAAACCAGGAGAATTTACCAATCAGATTCCCGGACACCATATTGGGGAACAACATGAATTAAGTCATTTAAAGTCAGAGATGCACGATTGGAGAAAAGATAATTTAGTGGTTAAATTTGGAAAGAATGAAGTTGAAGAATGGTTGTTATATCCTAAAACAATTAATTCAAAATTAAAAATTGTATTAGGTGGTGCAAAAGCAGATTTTTATATGGATCTAAAAAATATAGATCATGTTATTTTTGGAATTGCCGAAACTGAAACTATTGATTTATTAGATCGACTATCGGGAAAAACAAAACGCATATTTGGAAAATATATCGATCACGATAGAAAAGCTCATGCTCCTACATGGGATTTTAGAGAAAGTAGCACACAATACACAGAATATGATTTTATACAACCTCAAGAAACTCTTAACTTAGAAGTAGGTCGCGGATGTAGATTTAAATGTTCGTTCTGCAACTTTCCTCTTATTGGTCAAAAAAATGTCAATGATTATTTAAAATATCCAACTATTATTCGTGACGAGTTGTTAAAAAATTACGAACTTTGGGGTACTACTAAGTATTTTATTGTGGATGATACATTTAATGACAGCACTGAAAAATTAGAAATGTTGGCCAAGGTAATGAGCGACTTGCCTTTTAAAATTAAATTTTGGTGTTATACCCGAGTTGATCTATTAGCCGCACATCCCGAACAGATGGAACTGTTAAAAGAAATAGGCATAGCAGAAACATTTTTTGGTCTTGAAACTTTTAATGACAAGAGCTCAAAAACTATTGGTAAGGGAATGCCATCAAGTCGCCGTAAGGATACTTTATATAGAGCAAAAGAAGTGTGGGGTGATCGAGTATGGTTAGAAGGGGGTTTTATGATTGGCCTTCCTCACGAAACCCAGGCTAGTTGGAGAGAAACCGTTGATTGGTTAAAGCGTAGAGATTGTCCGCTAGATATTTCGACAGTATATCCTCTCAATATAATTAAAAAAACCGATAGAAATAAATGGTTCCCTACTAGTTGGTTTGACGAAAACTACGAAAAGTTTGGATATCAATTTCCTAAGGACGGAGTAGACGGAATGTTATATTGGGAGAAAGATGATACCGATATTAAAAATTTTTATCAAGCACAAGAAATAGCCGACATTACCACTAAAGAATTAGCATCATATCAAAGAATACGTCAGGGAGATTTTTATGTTAGTTCTTTCAATCATCCAATACTTGGAAATAGAGAGTTTACTATCGATATGCCAAAGATAGAATATAATAATTTAATAAATTCTATAGACTTTAATCAACTGTTTTATGATCATACCAATAAAGAATATTTTCAACCGTTGTTAAACTATCTTAAAAATAAAAATGTTTGATGTTATTCTTTTTACTGACACTGTAGAATTTAATATTAAATCTAGAGGTTATGGTGTACACAGATTAGCCAGTCATATACGCAATTATGGTTATAGCTGTTTAGTAATTAATTTTAGCTCTCTTGTTACTTGGGAAATATACACTGAAATATTAGATAAAGCAATTGGACCAAACACATTACTAGTTGGCTATAGTACAACATGGATGCCTTTTAAGTTTCCTGATATTGGTGTTAGAACCAGTAATCCGGGAGAAGGAACAGGAACAGATAAAGAACGATTTGAGATTCCAAGTTTAGTTACTGAGTTTGCTCGAGATAATTATAAACCCTGGATCGATTATGTCAAACAATGTAATTTAAAAACAAAAACAATGTTGGGTGGTGCAAGGATTGATTTTTATCTTAATGCTCCTACAGATTATGTTATAGTCGGATTAGGAGAAACTGAAACTATTGATTTGTTAGATTCTCTGTCGGGAAAAACAAAAAGGATATTTAATAGAATTATAGATCATGATCGTAAGGCGCACAATCCAACATGGGATTTTAAATTAAGTACTACTTCATATACGTCCTGGGATTTAATACAACCTCAAGAAACTTTAAATTTAGAAGTCAGCAGAGGTTGTAAATTTAAATGTGCCTATTGCTCGTATCCTTTGATAGGACAGAAAACAGTCAACTATCTTAAACAAGCTGATGTTATACGTAGAGAACTCTTAGAAAATTATGAACAATGGGGAACAACAAAATATTTTATTGTTGATGATACGTTTAATGATAGTACAGAAAAGATGCAGATGTTTGCAGATGTTAGTCAGAGTTTGCCTTTTGAATTAAAATTTTGGTGTTATCTAAGAGCAGATTTATTAGCGGCACACCCAGAGCAAATACAATTACTAAAAGATGCCGGTATAGCAGAAACTTACTTTGGTCTAGAAACATTTAATCCAAAAACTGCAAAGTTTATTGGTAAGGGGATGGCTAGTGAAAGATTAATAGATACTATCTATCAGTGTAAAGAAATTTGGGGAGATCGAAGTTACATTGCTTCGGGGATTATTATAGGTTTACCTTACGAAAGTACAGATACAATTTATAAGGCTGTTGAATTTTTTAAAAGAAAAGATTGCCCAATAGATTTAGCTAACACATTTCCTTTAAGTATTATTGGTAATCACAATATTATGAAATACATGTATATGAGTGAAATTGATCGCAATTATTCAAAGTATGGTTATTATTTTCCTAATCCCGATATAAATTTCTTTAGTTGGAGAAAAGATGATGATACTGATATAAACAGCTACGAACAGGCCGAATTACTTTCGCAAGAATTAAATTCTACATTGAAGAATAAGCCGTATCGAGGAGATTTTTATATTAGTAGTTTTAATGATAGTAGACTAAGCAATAGAGAAAAAAATTTAGATTTAACAGATAAAGAATATCAAAATTTAATTAAGTCTATTAATTTTACAGAAATGTTTAAAGAAACAATAATAAGAGATTATTTTAAACCTCTTATCCTAAAGTTATCCAACTAGTTCCGTTCCACCCTTTAAATTGTTTGTTGTTGCCATCAAATACTATCCAACCTTCTTTGGGATTATCTGGCAAACTTGTATAGCTTTTTGTTTTTAAAATTGGTGCTTCAAATACTCCGTCGCCACCAAAGTTAAACTTTGTTGGATTTTCAAAAATATCATCTTTCCCATTTGAAGTAATAACGCAAATTCCTGTCGGTGAAGATCCATCATTATTAAAATTTTTGATAGCAATTAATCCTGCACCATATCCCATTTCAATTCCGCCATCTTGAAAAGAAATAATTCCCAAAGCATGGCCATCTGGAAAACTTAAAGCAGAATTAGGAAGTTCAATTTGACTGGTGAATTTTAACCAAGAAGATGTAATATCAACATTAAAATTTGCTGTTTCAGTATTAGTATTTTTTGAAATTCCATCGATTTGAAAAACTTTAGAATCAAGAACATCAAAGTCTGTAAAATCTACATGGAACCCTTTTGTTTGAAATCTAGTATATACACCATCTATTAATATTTCTTTTGTAGTAACTGAATCAAATATTCCTTCTTGAGAATAAATTAACGGAGATCTTATAGATCCTAAAAATTGATGAGATGTTTCTGATTTTCTAACAAAGTCACTAGTATCGGGAATTATTGATCTATCAAAATCAATATTAATTCCGTCTGGTGCCGGTGTTATATTGATTCCATGTCCACTTCTAAAATTGAATGAATCATTACTTAAATTAACGGTTTCAATTCTATCGTCATCATTAACCTTAAATTTAAATGTTGATTGAATATCAACATTTGCAGCCCATACTAGTCTACCTCTAGCATCAACTGTGAAAGAAGGAATCTGGGTGTTGTTTCCATAAGTTCCGGGAGTAACTCCCGACATAGCTATTTGTACTGGTTGCATATTTAAAAATCCGTTTTGATGTAATATTTATCGCAATTCAAATTAAAGAGCGATGGCAAACTTCACCCTGATTTATAGCTTCTAAATTTTGTGCTATCATTTTTAATAAGCGTTTAAACGGATAATCGTTATAAAACCAGTAATAATAATCCGCTAGATAACAGTCATCTTTAACTGCGCTGTTTATATCGCAAAGATGTTTTAGTGCATCAACTCCATATTTACGGTGAAGATTATGTGCTATGTTTACTGAATAAGCAAACATTTCATCTGGATCTAGATAATAATCTCTTTGACGATCCCCAGTTTCGTCAATGCTTGCACAATCTCCTCGAAGATAAAATTGACGTCTGTGTATAGTTTCGTGACAGAGCGTATCAGCAACATCGTAAATTAACTGTTGCTTTAGATCTTCTGTAATGGGGAATTTCTTTTTAAAGCTAGAGCAGCAGATCTGTAACTCTATATCTCTAACATAATCAGAATCAAAAAAACCATTTATTCCAAAACAGTCTTTGGTAATTTTTGATCTTTGATAAGTTACCTTAATTTTAGTTTTAGAAGGTAACATTTTTTTGAGGATTTTGATCAGTTCCTCAGAACTTATTTTTTCAGTAGTTAACAGTCTATCCGTGAGATATACTATTACCCTATTCGGATCAATTATTTTATTTTCGGTAAACAATCCTTCCTTTGGAAAGGTCATAGGGGCTAAACTCCAAAGTTACTGTATCACCTAACAGAATTTTAATGTTGTTCTTCCTAATTTTACCGCTAGAATAAGCATATACTACTGTTTGGGTATCTGCTAATTTTACACGATAAGTTGTGTTGGGCAGAACTTCTACAATAGTTCCGTCGAACTTAATAATATCTTCTTTAGACATATTTATAACAGATGATCTGCAACGTTGAGATCTATGACTTCCTGGGATGATAGATAAACATCACTGGCGGGCAGTAATTTCTTTTTGACTACGCTAGGAGCAAGTCCTGTAGCGTCTTTTAATATTTGTACCATTTTTTCATTACATAAATCATTTTCTCGCATAGTAGCTTTAAGGTCATGATATTTGTTATCCATACTTTCTGAAAACTGATGACACATAAAACTAGTATTACGAGCTGCGTATCTTTCACCTTGATCACCGCTGGCAAAAATTAAAAATGCTGCACTCATTACAGCACCGATACCAACAGTTCTAATTGTGTGATTACTGCTACGCATTACATCAATTAAGGCAAATGCTTGATAAAGATCACCGCCTGTTGAATTAACGTATAAAGTTAATGTTTTTTCCTTTGACTCTAGGTTTTCGTAAACAATCCATTTTATAGCACTTTTGATCGTGTCCTCATTTATTTCTCCCACTAAGAAATGTATACTGTTTCCGAGTAGTTCGATATCAATACGATCTTCGGCATTGAAGTCCTCGATTTTTTTCACAAATGCTCCATTTGATTAACTATGTACTTATCTAGAGTTTAGATTTCATACATATTTAATTAACTGCGCACTTAATCTTTTGCCCAATTATTGGTTTCATGATCCCAGTGCCTGCTATCGTAAAAATTAAAAATTACTTCATAGCCCAAAAATGCCAGGCACAGGAATATTCCTGCATGATCTTGTCGAACACTGTATTGTATATCAACACCTATAACATCATGAGTTTTATCAATCTGCGCTTCCCAAAACTTGTGTTTAAAAGGAGTAGTTCCAGACCACTGTTTGATGTTCTCCCAACGATCGCTCCAGGGATTGCTGATATTAAAAAATAATCTAAACATTGTTAATAAGGTTCTTTAAAAACATCGATAGCTTCAGTGTCTACATTTTCAACCATATGTAACATAAAGCGATATTGATCCCAAGCAGTTTTTACTGCTTCGCTGTCGGAATGAGATGTAGGAAAGATATCAACCCAAACTGCATTTTCTGGTTGGGCATGTCTTGGTATTCCCTGTTTGCGAGGTTGTAGAACTTTGTTTTGATTCCAAAGTGCAAGACCTACTTCCATGCAATCTTTTTCATTGTAGCCAAGGAGATAACTAGGTTCTGTTAGATAGTTAAGAATAACATTACGTACATGCTTCTCGTCATGCATACAAGTTGCTGCAATAATAAATGCAACATCTTCGAGTTCAACATCACCGTTAACGATGTCACGAATACAGCGTCCAAAACTAAAACCAATTTTCATTTAAGTTACCTATATATTATTAAACAAGTTAATTATATACTCATTAACTTCAAAAGTCAATTGGTTTTCCATTTTAATTGAAACATTAAAACATCTTTAGAATCTTTAAATCGATATTCTGCCACGTGATCGAACATCATTGATACATCTGAAACATCTTGAACATGATAGTCAACAAAACTTTGACATTGAGCTTTGGCCCAATCTGCCGCTGTTTGAAAATATTCTAAGGATCTATCGTAGACTATTTTTGAATCATCGAGATATACTACTAACATTTAAGACCATTTCATGGCAAACATACTGGCGTCCTGTTCATTTTGAAAATACCAAGCACGGCAGTTAGATTCTCTTATATCTCGAAATTTACTTTGACAGTGTTCCATACACCACGTGAGTTTTTCATTAAAGTCGTCGTCACCTTCTAATCGTACAATATGATAACCATTTAAGATAGACATCAGTTTATCATCTTCTAATAATACCGAACCCACTTTTTTGTGAGCCATAGTAATAAATTGTTTTGGATTATCTTTCACTCACCAAACCTCAACAACCATTCTGTTAATGCCGGACCCATTAGCTTGGCTCTAATTTGATATTTGTAACCAAATATACTGGTATCAGCCATTCGATACCACGTTGGGGTATCCACGGCATTTTTCATTACCCACTGTCCTTGTTCACTTTTCTCCCACTCCCATAGAGGAGTAGCAGCGTAAAGATCTGGATCTTCAACATCCCCCATCGAGAATTGATGAACTATTATCTCTTTAACTTCTTCCACGCGATCTCCTTCGGGGGTGTTTATTATAACATACTTATTTGTTACCGGCCAACGAATCTTGTCTTTATGATTTGAAGAATATCGATCAGAAAGATATTCATTAATTTGAAAAGTTCTGTCGATATCCTTATACCATCTTGCCATGTATTACATCCATTTTAATTGAAACAGTGTCGCTTCTTTATCTTCTTTAATAAAAACGGTGTACATGGGATCGCCACCGTTAAATCGGTGTGTGCAATCTGTCGTAGGACACATCTTAGCCATCCATTCTTCAAACTCATGATCGTCTTCGGGATATACCCAACAGTACCAACCACGAGGAGGAGGTCCTAAAGGGAAATGGCTACTGGGGTTAGGCACTGTCTTGCCGTCCTCAAAACGCCAATGGTGTACAGAAGTTTTTATAACCATTTTAAAGTAAACATCAAATAATCTTGTTCGTTGAGAAAGAACCATTCATAGCTTCCCGGTACGCCTCGACCTTGCCAAAATGTACACCATGTACCTTCTCTATATCCTATAGCTTCCCATCTAGGACCAAACTTTTCCTTGCACCATTCTGCAGCTTTTCCATGATTGGTTCTATCAGTAACTGTTTGGTAAGGAAAATCTCTAGCAGTTTTCATAACCATTTTAGTGTAAAGTTAACAGCATCACCTTCATTCTCAAATACAAAAGTGCTTCCTCTATGTTCAAAAGGATTTTTAATATTTTCTTCGCACCACATTAAAATATTCACAGAATGTTTACGACTAAAGAATCTGGTTAATGTGACTTTCTTCCATCCGCAGGATTTGACCAACATATCAGAAAGAATATGAAAGTCCATTTCACTTTGCATCTGTGTAGCTAGTTCTTGAGTTATTTCTTCTTCTAAATTATTCATAATGTCTTTCTATATCTTTTTCAAAGATACCCCACCCTAATCTAGTTCTAGGTGTATTCTTTCTAGACTGTACACAGAGGTAACCTTCTTCATCAATGGATACAGTCCATTGATGATATTTTTTGTCGTAGAGAAAGTCTTGTAACTGTGCCACTAGAACTGCAGGCATTTTAAGATCAGTATCAATAGCTGCTAAAGGCCCAGTCTTACCTCTTAAAATTTCTTGTAGTTTTAATTTTTCTAAACTATCTTGATTAAGAGGAGTAAATGACATCCTGTCATATAATGACAGGTGCCGAGATTTAGCTTCAACTTTATTAAAGTCGTGCTCTCTTATAATAACTTTTCGTCTTAAAAGTTTTATCGCCATTTTAATACAAACACCATTCTATCTACTTCATTGTGGAACCAGAACTTGCGATTGTTCATGTACCAACGCTGTGCAGGATCTGGTGCTTTCTCGTTACCCCACATGTGTTCCCCAACTGAACCAAATGTTTCTACGCACCACGCTTCCATTTCTCGCCATACTCCACCAACTGGTTCTACACAATAATATCTAGCACCGTAGACTGTGCCTTCTGTGAGCTTAAGATCTTCTACAGGACGAGCATGAATATCTTCCCACAATCTTTGAAAAGCCTGAGTTGAAAAGGCACTCTTGCCTAAATTGCGTCCAGTAATTGTTGTCATACCTTTACCTTTATACTGTGTCATTTTATCTAAAAGGTTTAGTTGCCACGGTTGTATCATTTCAATCTATTTCCTTCTGCGGTGCCCCAACGTAGCATAAACATTGTAGCATCTCTGTCGTTTTCAAATTGAAAATATAGTGCGTGGACATGCTCTAATCGCCAAAGTCCAGAACAATTATCTTCACACCACTTTCTCATGAGATCTAAAGATTCATATCCTATTGTGTCAAAGTTTATACGATAACTAAAGACAGCTCGAGATCTTGTAGCTAAAACTTGTTTAAGTTTAGTCCCAAGTTCTATGTCGTTCGGCAATCCATTCTCTTCCATCGTATTCCTCAACAATCCAATCAACATCTGCAGGAATCTCTACGATTTTTAATTCGGCGTAAGAACCGTTGGCTTTTTCGCCCATTTCATTGATTATTTGAATTAGATAGGGATCGTCTCTTGATATATCTCGATCCCAAAATTTTTCATCAGTTATACCGGTGAGCTCTCGATATTTTTCAATTGCTTGATCACTAAGGCTAAATCCGCCGTGGCAAATGTTAATCACCACTCGGCGGATTCCTTTTATTTCTTCAATAAGTCTTTGATTAGTTAAAGTCATTGATAAACAGCAGGTTTAAATCCAGTATTAGGTTGTTTGTTTCCTTTTGTGGATTCTTCAACAAACACAATGTTATATCCGTCAAACACAGTGTCAATTGATTCATTGGGACCTATGCCTTTTTGTACTCGGCGTAGTTTAACTTCTATAGAGGAAATTTTTTTACCTGTTTGTTCTTCTACTATTTTTTTTATTATTTCCTCTACAATAGTTGAAGATATATCAGTTGTCATAGTGATATTGAAATTATAATTCATAATTATTAATCTTTCTTTTCTTGTTTCTGTTGCTTATCCTGCTCAACAGTTTCTGGTTTCCAGATTTGATCTTTAATATAACTGGCTCCAAACCACCCCCAGGCGGAGAAAAAACCCCACATCATAATTTCTAATATCACTAATTAACCTCTAAGAAATAATCCTACATTATTGTTTGGGTAACATCAAAGCGTTAAAGTTTGAAGGCACTACAATAGTCTGCACTTGACCGTTCTTAATACCTTCGGAGATATTTAACATGGCTTGGGCCTGCATGAATGCAATTGATGCACCTGAGTTGTTAGCCAATGCTGCCATACGACGGCTTTCGGCTTCAGCAGTCTTAACTTCAACTTCCTTCTGCTTCAACTCGTTCTTTGAACGAACTAATGCGTTAGCTGATTCAACCACACTGTCTGCTGGCACAACATTACGAATCAGCACTTGACTAATCATAATAGTACCGTCCAACTTTTCTTCTGACAAGTTGCGAACGATCTCGTCTTGGATGAACTTCTCCATTTCGCCACGATTGTCTGCCATGTCCAAGGCTTCGTACTTACGTGCGGCTTTGTAGATAGCATTACGAGCATTCTGAACAATGTAGTTATACATCACATAAGTGTCGCCTTTGAAGTCAGCGTGGAAAGCCTTGTTCTTGGTAGCATACAGTTCTGATACTTGTTGTGGGTTGATGTTGTAAACAACCACAGCATCAAAGTCTTTCATTGTGCTATTATCTTTGGCCACAGGAGTCATGTTCTCTAGTGTGACGTTGACATCCTTGATAGGGAATGTAAGCACGTCGCCAATCAATACCTGATTAAACGAACCAGGCAATAGTTCACCAGGTTGAACCTGTTTGTCAAAACCAACTCGTACACCAACCTCACCGGTTTCAATACGAGTACAGCCAGTTGCCAACACAGCGGCAGCGATAAGGCCAAGAGTTGCGATACGTTTCATGTGTGTAAATCCTTAAAATAAAAAAACAAATAGCGATAATGCTATGAAAGTTAGTGTAGCAAGACCTAGACTGTATGTCAAGGTTTTTATACTATTCCAACGTTCTTTTCCTGAAGTATATCTCCAAGATTCGATTACAAAATGAAATACAACAGCAACAACTAAGAACGACAGTACAACTTTAATCATGCTTGGTGTTCCTTGATTGCTGATTTTACAGCTTCCTCAACTAATTGATTAAATGTTATATCTTTATCATGTGCAAATTTCATGTAACGAAATAGTTCGTCATCCGTAAATTCTACTTGAACTTGAACCCGAGTGTCGTAATCTTCCTCATTTACAATTGCCTGTGCTTTTTCTAAAAAGTCTTCATCGACATCTAGATCAACATAATTAACATCATCCCATGCTTGATTACCTAACACACCACGATCCTCAGATTCGTCATCGTGATCCGTCTTATAATCAGTATTAATCAATCTATAGGCACGTTGATTTTTATAATCATATGCGCTGGCTTCGTAGACTTCTTGAGTTTTAGTATCGAATACAATACTAACAGAATGCCCGTCTTGATCGCCAGACCATGAATCTAATCTATAAGCATTAGGACCGTAGCATTGCCACATATACTCACTACCTTCAGTGATACGGTAGTCAACGGTTTCCATGAACTGTTTTAAGGTAATCATTTCTTAAGTTCCTTTTCTTTAGGTTGATCCATTAAAGGTTCTTGATGCATGAACTGCGGAGGATATACATCAAATTTCCACATCTTAACAGGTTTCCAATACCTATGAAGAATATTGTTAATAATAACTAATCCCACAACTATAACTATAAAACCAATCATAGTTAAAACACTACCTGCTAAAAATACTGCTGCTTGATTCATATCCATTACTTCTCTTCCTTTGGTTGATAATTTTCTGTTCTGGCTCGTTTATAATCAAACCAGGATAATATTTCTTGTGGTTCTTTACCTTCACATGTTTTAGTAATATGATATGACATTATATTTTTTAGATATGAATAAACATCATGATCCATTATCTTACTGTCCCAAGCTCGAGTTTCAAATGCGTTAGTATAATATAATTTCTTATAATTTGTCAACCTTGCATTTTTCATTTCTGGAGTAGCATAAATTCCAAACTGTTCTACTGCCATAGCAAGTGCATAGCTGTGTGGCATAACAACACCATTCCAATAGACGATATAATCATCGTGATGTTCTAGATACATTAAAACTGGTCTTGGATCTAATAAACTCCAACTGTGTTCTGCTCTCATAGATAATCCTCTGCAGGGTTAAATTCCCAACGACCTACTGGATTGTGTTGAATTGCTTCTAATAATCCGTCTACTGGACGATACCCGTAGGTCCAATATTTGATAAGGCGCTTGAGTGCATCTGCTTGTAAAGGCATACGCATTCTTAAGTTGCGTTCACGAATATCCTTGGCTGTATGATTGCCTAACAAGTAGGTATTTCCATCAGTAGCAACTTGACAAACTGATAGATCAAAACTATCAATGACTTTTTGCATATCAGTAAAATAGTTTTTCTTAATTATTTGTACAGTCCATGTCTGATCATCTTTTGAAACTTCTAATGTAACAGCGTTATCTGATTTGTATTTTTCTGTACAGGCCATTGAAGCAAAAATTTTCTGTTGTAACTGCTCTGCCTGCATGGGAGAAGAACAATATACATCTATGTCGCTTTCCCCTACAGGAATTCCTTGATACCAACGTAAACCAGCACCGCCAGCAATCCAAGGACCTTTTTCAAAATTAGGATTGATTACAGATACTGGAAACCAATCTTGATAATGGATAGTTGGATATCGTACTACTTGAATACTAGGAAGATTCCTAGTTTTATCTTCATATGACCAAATATCACCTAAATTAAAACTCATGAGCAATGCCTTACTAACTGTCCAATAACAGCAACTACCATATACATACCAATAATAGCCAGACCAACAGTCCAAACAATTTTAGATGTTTCTTCTCGATGACTGCGCCAGTCCATAAAGGTACAACCACTGCCAAACAAAGAAGCAAATCCAATTATTAATAATGGTAGTGCCATTTTAATCTCCTGTATTTTCTTTTGTAAGTTCGCACATTAACATAAAATGATCATACGCCTTTCGAACACTTTCATGTTTTAAAAGTTTATCTGCTTCTTCCTGCATAGCTTTAATACCTGCTTCTGCACAATCATGAATGCTCAATCCTTGTAAGGTACAAAGTTCATCGCCAAATGCTTTGGCCAATGCTTCCCAGGCTTTCTTCTGCTGAGGAGTAATTGGAGAACGAGGAGGACGTAGTTCAGCGGCTTTGGCGATAGCCCTACAGATTTTGTCTTCGGCAACACGACCCGCAGCAATCATAGGAGCATAAGCTGGATCAATCTTAAAGCGACGACTAGTGCCGCCGGGGTATACAGACACAAGATGATCCCCTTTGGGGAAACTATCTAATAGTTCGTTGTCATATTCTGCTACCGGAATATAACGGCGACCTTCTTTTCTATAAAATAGGATGGGGGATTTGGAAATCATAGTCTATGTCTTTATCAAAAACTCTTTCATCAACAATATGATTATACATGATTTCCTTAACTTTGTCAATACGATGCGCTTTGTTTTTAGCACCCAAGACAATTACAACATAAGTGTTATTGAACTTTTCAACTACCATTGCCACACACCATCCAGCTGGGTTGGTATACCCTGTTTTAGACACCACTACAGTATCAAATTCAAAAAGTATTGGTGTATTAGTATTATGCAAATGAATAGTTCTAATTTTCTTTTTATATTTGGTTTCAAATAATGCCTGTTTCTTAATGCTAATTTCTCTAATTTTAGAATATTTTTGAGCCGTTGTCATCATTAAACTAAGATCGTGAATAGAAGATACGTTTTTTCTACTCAATCCTGTTGGATCATCAAAGTTGGTATTATACATTTTAAGTTGATTGGCTTTGCGATTCATCTGGATTAGAAACTCCTTCCTACCTCCGGGAAAATTTCTAGCCAATGTTTCTGCAGCGCCATTATCACTTCGTACCAACATAGCAGTTAGTATTTGTTCGAGAGTATACTCTTTACGAGGTAGCATTCCGGTGCCAGTTTTAATTTTATCAGATAACGATTTATAGTAGTCTAATACAATCATAGCAGTCATAATTTTTGTTATGCTGGCAATTGGTCGTACTTCATCTAATCTATCGCCCATGACAATTTTATCATTGGTGATATTATAAAGATAAGAGTTGGATTCGGCCCAACTCTTAATAGGGAACAACAGGATTAATAAGATTAAATTTCTATACATAATGAAGGGTTCCAGTTAGTGTCTTCACTCCACCCACTTGCCTGATGATAACCTCTAGGATTACAAACTATCCTAGTTTCTCCAATCATATAGTCAAAGCAATGATGTGTATGGCCATGCGTCCACAATTTAATATTAGGATTATCTAACATGATATTAGAGAGATCACTGTGATATGCACCGTTCATTATGTAATCATTCTTATATTGTTCATGCACACTTAACCAACTTGGAGAATGATGTCCAACTACTACGCACTGTTTATCTTTGTGTTCTTTAACAACATGTTTAATATAATCTACTGTTTGACGATGACGTTCGGCAGTGTCGGCAGGTTTAAGATTTCGATATCCAGCCTGATCATTACGAATAGCACGATAATCGTTCATCATGTCTCGGACGGCATGCATAGTTAATGGATCGTACTTATTCATGTCTGTCCATAATGTTCCACCAACAAAAACTACATCGTCGATAATTTTAGTATCTCTCTCCAACATGTAGATATTATCATGTACACCGCAAGCCATGCGCATTTGTTCAACACTACCTACCCAATGACCATCACTATAAAATTCATGATTGCCCATTATGTAGATAACATGAGGAAACTGAAAGCTCATTCGTTTTAGAAAGTCACGAAAACGAATACCGTATTCACTTTGAGGTTTTAGAACTTTACTGGCGATCATAATGTCACCGCCAAGAATTAAGACATCGATATTATCATCATTCTTAATATCGAAGCAATCTGAAAATTCTAAATGGAGATCTGATACTAATCTAATTTTCATCGTCTATTTACCAACTGAATAATATGTAGATTATAGCAGATAGTTTGGACAAAGTCAATAATAAATAAAGGATGAAAAATTTTGAATACGAGTGGGTGGTTAATAAAAAAGGAATTCTGTTAGATCCAGAATTTGATTCAGATGGATTAGGCTGGAAGGGCGGAGACTATTTTAAATTAGTCAATGTAAATGGACGGCAGTATTTGGTCAAACAAGACGATTTGATTAAATTTTTAAAAGACGGAGAATTATTTGGTCAAAAATCTGTCGACAAACTCTAAAAGTAATTTGTGATGAGAACCTTTATGCCAGTGACGTGGCATCCAACTATAACTGTTGTACCAATGCCGTTCGCTTTCCAAATGGCAACCAATTAGTGCAATGTTATTTTTAATAATAGCCATTGGATCACCATTAGCATACGTTGACACTGTTTCAAACTTTGAACGATCCCCAACAAAAGTACAACCATCATAAAAATACATTTTTTCTGATCTATTAAACCATTTAACATCTATGGCTTTAGCATGTGGTCTTTTTGTATCTGTGTTAGGACGTTTGATATATTGTTCTACTCTAATATCTTCTAATATATCAAAGTAATCTTTATCTGCCCAATATGCTCCCATGCAGATACCAAGATACTTTCCGCCACGATTTATAAATTTTTTTATACTTTTAATATGGTTTGGTAAAAGATAGTCAAAAGCATCACTGTCCCCAAACCCACCGGGAAAGCAGACCATATCAAGATTGTTGAAAAAATCGTCTTCTATCTCATGCTTAGTGAAAATTTTAAAAGAATAGTGCGGATACAGTGCTTGCATGATTCCGTTCCCGCTCTGAACGGAACATTTTGGCTGGTGTAAAAATAAACCTATTTTACCATTCATTGAACACCTATAAGGAATTGATTCATATTTTATCGCCCGATATCGCTGGCTCGGCATCGACTCCTATGGAAACAATACAGTATAAATTTTCATCCCATTGTTCAACCAATGTCCATGTTTTAGTAGTAGGATTCATATACAGGACTGATTGCAAATAACCCTGACTATTTCCTATAACTCGCATAGAGGAAAACTTTAGTACGGGTTGTTCTTGATATTTTGTTAAAACAGGGGTTAATTCCTGTTCAGTAACACATACTAGTTTTGTTGGATAGACTACTTCTGCTTGAGCAAATAACGGTGAAAAGAAAGCCGCTACTAGCGACAATCTTAGTATATCTAGTAACGGCTTCATAATTTAGCTCCTGAATATATAGTTATTTATTGGCTAACGGGTTATCCATGGCTTTCTGTATCTTAGTGTCTACTTCTTTGCGCAACTGCCTAATATCCTGATCAACTTCTCTCTGTTGTTGTTTAGAACTACGTTCTACTGTCTCTACGACTTGTTCAAGTTTACGCAAATCCTGCTTTAAATCATTTTTAATATCACGTGTGTAGTCTGTGGTTTTTTGACTGTTTTCTTCAATTACTGACAGACGCTTGTCAAACTCGCTTAAATCTGGTGCTACATATTTGGCTATTTTTTCCTTCATATCTATATAGCCCTTATATACTTCAAATGCTCCATAGAGTCCTCCAATTACAGATGATATAATACCCGCGGCAATCATAAGTTTGGCCGGAGTAAAACTATACCCACCTATGCTTATTACTGTGTCCTTGCTGGTAATCTCCTGTAATTTATCTACTGCTTTGTTTAGATCTTTATCTTCTGCCACTTGCTCCTCTCCTTATTGAGACAATGGATTGTCCAATGCTTTCTTAATTTTGTCATCTACTTCTTTTCTTAACGCACGTATTTCAGCTTGCGTTTCTTTTTGATTTCTAGCCATCTCTTGATTATTACGAGCTATTTCTTGATTAATTTCTTTAACAGTCTGATCGCTATATCTTCTAACTTCTTTAAGAGTACCGTCAACATCTCTCTTTATCTCCTTGACCGTTTGGTCAGTATCTCTTGCAGTTTGTTTAGAACTACGTTCAACATTTTCAACTACATTTTCTAGTCTACGGACATCATTCTTTAAATCAATCTTGATGTTGTCAGTGTATTCGACCATCTTGCTGGTGTTGGCATCTAACACTTCCATCTTCTTATAGATTTCAGTTAAGTCGGGTGTGACATACTCGGCAATCTTTTTCTTCATGCCCATGTAATCCTTGTACACTTCAAAACATCCATATAACCCACCCAGTGTTGATGAAATCAGCGTAGCTGCTACCATAAGTTTAGCAGGAGTAAATTCATAGCCGCCGATACTGATAACAGTGTCTTTGCTGGCATATTTTTTCATTGCTGCATCTGCTTCGTCAATTTTTTTGTTTACGTCTACTTTTTCTTCGCTCATTTTATTTTGTTCCTCTAAAAAAACCCCAAGGGTCATGTAATTTTTTTTCTACCTTTTTAGGTTCTTTATAATACCAAACGGCCACTGACACTAGCACTAACACTTCTAATAGATAAAAAATCATAAATGCTTCAAACATTTTATTGTCCTGAAATATTATATTGTTGTTCTATCATTCTTTGGTGTAGTGCATCACTACCTCCAGACAAACCTCTTAACAACCTTTGATTATCAACAGTTCGCTGTCCTCGATAAATTTCTTTACTTTGATAAAACTGTGCATCTTTTAATTGTGAATTAAGATATTGATTAAAATCCATCGGTGCTTTTGCTAATGTGGTAGGATCTGGTCCTCCCTCCATACCTTCTACTGCTCCACCTCTTCTTACACTAGGTCCTGCCTTTTGATTAGTATCTGGAACTGTTTGAATTGGTGTTATCAGTAAATTAATATTATCAGTTGGTCCGGAAGATTTTTGTGCAGTATTATTTTTGCCTTCATCCTTTTTATCTTCAAACTTGTCATCATTAAATGATTGAGATCTATTATTTTGTAAAGTTAATCCAGAACCTAATGCTATACTAGTTCCGTCATTAGGACCTATACTAGCTTGACTCATTACTATTGCTTGTTCTGATGTAGCCAATGCTGTACGTTCTGTAGCTGCCACTGCTGCCATGGCTACAGCAAGAGCTCTAGGATCTACACGTTTTCTGTCAGATTCTCTATTGGCGGTTTCTCTATTGGCGGATTCTGTTTTATTTTCTTCTCTTGTCGATTCTTTTATTGCTTCTTTAGTAGAAGCAGTTTGACCAGTGGGTATGCTAATTTGACCGCTGGTAGTTAATTCAACTCCGCCCACATCTGTAGTCACAAGTGTTTCAGTTCTAGTAGGATCGGCCAATGATACTGTTGGTGACGATGCTTGTGCAGTTGAGGTTGAAGATGTAGGGATTGGCGAACTGGTCGTTGTTGCAGTTTCCGTTGATTCGGTTTGTTTATCCTGCAGATCTTTAAGAACTTTTGCCTGTGCATAACCAGGGCATTGTGTATTATAAAGTGCATTCAACGAACATTGATTATTAAAGAAAGCCTGTGCGTAACCTGGACATCCTGGATCGTATAATGCATTTATTGAACACTGCTGTGAATAATAAGCCTGCGCATAACCAGGGCAAGTGGGATCATACAAAGCATTGATTGAACATTGTTGTGTATAATAAGCCTGTGCGTAACCCGGACATGTACTATCATATAAGGGATTTATTGAACATTGATAATTTTTAAATGCTTCTGCATATCCAGTACAGGATACACTACTAAGAGGATTTATCACGCATTGATCAACTGAATATCTTAGACTAAAATTAACATTATTAATTTCTGGACCGTAAGGTCCTGCCCACCCATTATTATCACGACCAACAAATCCATAAGTAACATTTCCTAATGTACTAGCAGAGTATGGTGTTGTAAAATTTCTTGAAAAATTAAAGTTAGTCCAATTAAATTTGTAGTTTAGATCATATGAATCATACTCTACTACGCTACCATTAGAGTTTTTAAAATGCACATAAGCGTTTAGATAATCTACGCGACCATCGTCCCACCCATTACCATTCTTAGCCATAAAACTAAAAGTATATCCGTTAACTTGTAATCCAGTACCGGAATTAGGTAACACATTTGCTATGGCCTGGCTCTGATATAAGTCTGTCGTACCAAATGAGAAGTTTATACTTCCACCCGGACGAACAATTGCGTTTGGTCCACAATATCCTGGATTGCCCCAACTCCAGCAGGTGAGATTGTCTTGATACACTCCCCCAACCCAAGGAGTCGTTCCGGAACCAGCAACAGTAGGAAGAACTATGTTGCCGGTGGTATACTCAACGCCAGGTTCTTGAGCGTTAGAATAGTGCGAAAAGCAGAGCGCCAAGCAAAGCGCCGAAGCCAGTTTTCTTATAGAAATCATCACTCTTTGGTTCCTCAGTTTTTGGCCACTTGTTAGGATTTTCATTCCATGCTACACGAGCCTGTTCACCAATCACACCTTCATAAGGACAAGGTGTGCCAGCATTCCACATAGCATCAAAAACTCTACGATCCTGACACATTGTAGCTACCGCAGCAACTTTCATTCCCATATCATAAAGTGTCTTGGCGTTTTTTAATCTTTCGCAATTCATATCTCTTACTGTACCACCACTACTGACACCTAATATTTGTGTTTGAACAGCACCACTGGTTCCTGTAGTACATAAATCATTATTGCCACCGCTCATCATTGCAGGTGCAATGGCAGTTGGTGGAGGTTGAATTACTTTTTGTGTAATATTACTGTCATTAATATTACGATTGGTCATATCACCACTGTTGATATTTTGATTTACATTATTGTTTTGATTGGTACTGGTTGCTGTACTGGTACTAGTGTTTACATTAGTATTATTATTTGTATTAGTGTTAGCACTGGTTGTATGACCGGTATTAATATTGTTGTTGGTATTAACACTCGTACTAGTACTGGTATTTTGGTTTACATTGGTATTGACACTATTACTGTTAACTGTACTGGTGTTTATATTATTATTAGTGTTGGTACTGGTGCTGTTAACCGTGCTAGTACTTGTTGAGTTATTATTGGTATCTACTAAACTTTTACTATCATACGTTGTTTGCGAAAATGCAGGGGTGGTTAAAGATCCCAGCAATACGCCCGTTATTATTATTTTTTTCATTTTTTCTCGCTCCCGGGATATTGGGTTATTATTATTTAAGGAGAAGAGGAGAGATATTAAAACACTAGATTATGGTGTCTTAATTAAATTTAATTTTTTAATGTAATTGTACGAGGTGTACCAAATAACCTCATAGCCGATGACACTTTACGATCAAATCCGCCACCACTTTTATTGTATTGTGGAAGAAACCATTGGCCATTACGATCTTGACGCATACCAATATCCCGAGCGGCCTGCGTGTCATCTACTTGAAAGTAGTGAAGTTTGATAAGCTGTGGTTTTGATTCTATTTCTGTAAAACGCATTGAATATTTAGTTTATTTCTGGAAATAAACAATCTTGAATAAAATGCTTAACATCTTCTTCACTAAGCCCCAAACTAACCATAACTCTAGGGGTGTGCGGATTTTGTTTTTGATTCTGTGCGTAATAATTTTGCTCAAACGTTGTATCTGCAACTTTGTGATTTGTTTCGCCTACTGTTTCTAAATAATGATTTACTAGAATGTTCGCTAGACCGCTAATTTGAGATAATTCTGATTCTTCTTGCACATTGCCAGCGGCCACCATGTGTGAACTGAATATACGTTGCGCCCATTCAGGTAGTTCACGTTTGCGGATCCATTCGTATCTACTGACTTCTTCAGCAAAATATTCGATCATAGGATGCTGTTTATCAGCTGTTGGGCTGTAGTCTATAAAACAACCTGTGATTTTATTTTTTCCTGCAATTACATCAAATCCAAAAATAGGAGCAGGATTGTGTATGTGAGGAAAGATGCAGCAATGCATCATCCAAAGGCCCTTTGAGGATCGGGCGTCAACTACGTCGACATGAGCTCTGCGATAATGATCGCTGCACCAAACTCTATTTACCCAACCCGGTTGATTAAATCTTTCCATTCCGGGCTCAAAAGTTTCAATGCCTGTCTCTGAAAATCTTTTTTCTAACAGTTTTTGTATTTCAATTAGACTGTTCCAGACCTGACTCATTATACAATTCTCTCATCATTTTAATGGCCCATTCAAACGCAACTCTTGCTTCGTCTCCTAGGTCATCAGTTAGTTCTGCACGTATGGACATTTTTAATGCATCTGCATCTTTAAAATCATAAAAACGACCTTTGCTAATATGTGCTACTTGTTTTTTAATTATTTGACCACCATACAGATCTCCCATATGTCGACAATATAGATGAGCTTTGATTTTAGGACGATGCGCAGGATCACGAACTAAATTTAAGAGATAGTTGTAATAGTCTATAGTTCCAGGTAACCATTTGTAATTGTGATCAACACCTGCGATCTCAATAAAGTCTTGATAGATTGCGTGTGTTCTTTCTAAACCAGGAAGATTTTTAAAATTGCCTTCTACTCGATTACCTAACTCTATAGCATTATAAATTAATACTAACTGATAAAGGTAGTTGGCATAATCTTCTTTAGTAATTTTTCCGCTAAGTAACATCTTAGCAAATTGGGTTGTTTCTGCTTCGTGATGAAGATCTTTGGTAATTTCTTTTAAACTCATAGTTTTTTATTTACTTAGGCCCGTATCTCAGTATCATCATTGTGGCATCTATTTCTTTATCTAATTTTATACAAAATGTATGAATTGTTTTTTCATATTGCCAACGCTCACCTACTGGCCCTAGAATTTCTGTAAAGAAGCTTATAAAATTCTTTCTTCCTTTTTTACCCAAATTATATCTTCTAAGGTCGTGAAAAATTATCCAAAAAGAAAACCGACTAGTTTCAGCGTTCATATATCGTATGAACTTAAACTCGTCGGCTGTCATTTATTTGTCTTCTTCGATTGTAATTTGTAAAGGATGACCGTGTTGTCTGCAAACGGTTGTTGCATCAATAGACTTTTGTTCTGCAATTTCGTGTGTGTATAAACCAACAACAGCACTGCCCGTGTTGTGTATTTCTATTGTGATCTGCTCGGCAGATTGTTCACTGTGCCTAAAAATAGTAACCAAAAGAGCAACAACAAATTCCATGGGAGTATAATCATCGTTTAAGAATACTACCTTCCAATGATTGGGTGGTTGAGTTTCAACTGTCTTTGTTACTTCTTTGATTTTAGTTTCTACGTCTGCCATATTTCCTCTGTAGGTTAATTAAGGGGAAGTTTCCTTCCCCTTAATTATATTACTTAATGTCTACAATGTCAATGACTTTCGGTTTCGCAGACTCTGGAACATTACGGACCAACTTAATGGTTAACATACCATTTTTGGTTTCCGCTCCAGTAACTTCAATATGTTCTGCTAGAGGAAATTCTTTAACAAAATCGCGAGTAGCAAGACCGCGATGAATGTATTGTTCTGGCGCATGATCTGTAGCCATGCTTTCACCTTTAACAATAAGAATTCCGTCCTCTACAGTAACAGAAATTTCTGTTTTATCAAATCCAGTAACTGCTAATTGAATCTCATACTGATTTTCACCAGTTTTAAGAATGTTGTGAGGTGGATAGTTATTAGATACACTATTAGAAAAACGTCTTTCCATTTGATCAAACAGTGTGTCAAATCCAATAAGAGCTCTGTTAAGAGCTGTAATTTGTGCTAACTGATTATTATTCATATTAATCTCCTTTTAAAGTAAGAATATGAGCTTTATGCTCAATGTTGCGGCCCATTAGGTACCGCAACATTATACACACATATGTGTATTCTTAAGATGCCTTGCCTTCAGTTGCTGTAAAGGAAGCATCGATCACTTCACCATCAGTTGGCTGCGGTGCAGATTGTTCTGCTTTGGCAGCTTCGCGTTTGGCTTTAATTTTTTCAAACAAAGGTTTTGCAGCATCGGCTACATTGAAAGGACCTTTCTTAATTTCTTCAATGTCACTATTATCATTGACTAATTTTTCAGCAGCCTCTAGTGCATCTTCAATTATTTTCCATTCTTCTTCTGTAGCAAGATCTTTTTCTGCTTCTAATTCTCTGCGAATTGTATACAGTTCAGATAATGCACCATTACGTGTTTCAATAACTTCACGTGCTTTTTTATCTTCTTCTGCATATTGTTCTGCTTCAGCGATCATACGTTTGATTTCATCTTCAGTAATGCCGCTATTAGCTTTAATGGTAATTTTATTTTCTTTACCAGTATTTTTGTCTTTGGCACTTACGCTTAAAATACCATTAGCATCAATATCAAATGTAACTTCAATTTGAGGCATACCACGTGGTGCTGGATCAATACCTTCAAGATTAAATTCGCCTAACAATTTGTTATGATGTGCCAATTCGCGTTCTCCTTGGAACACACGAATAGTAACAGCAGGTTGATTGTCATCAGCTGTACTGAAAATTTGATTTGCCTTAGTTGGAATAGTAGTATTCTTAGCAACCAGTTTGGCCATTACACCGCCTACTGTTTCAATACCCAAAGTTAATGGAGTAACATCTAACAATAGGACATCTTTACGATCACCACCCAACACAGCACCTTGGATAGCAGCACCAACTGCTACTGCTTCGTCTGGGTTAACATCTTTACGTGGCGCTTTTCCAAATAAACGTTCTACTTCTTCTTGTACCTTTGGCATGCGAGTTTGGCCGCCAACTAGAATAACTTCGTCGATCTGATCTGCGGTAACTCCGGCATCTTTCATAGCAATACGACAAGGTTCTAATGAACGTTGAATTAAATCGTCAACTAACTGTTCCAATTTTGCCTTGGTAATTTTTACCACTAGATGTTTAGGACCACTAGCATCGGCAGTAATGTATGGAAGATTAACTTCAGTTTGTGTAGAATTAGATAATTCAATCTTAGCTTTTTCAGCAGAGTCCTTAAGACGTTGTAGTGCCAACATATCTTTAGTTAGATCAATGCCTTGCTCTTTCTTAAATTCCTCAACCAGATAATCCATAATGCGCTGGTCAAAGTCTTCACCGCCTAAGAATGTATCGCCGTTTGTTGACAATACTTCAATTTGTTTGTCGCCTTCGACGTTGGCAATCTCAATGATACTGATATCAAATGTGCCACCACCTAAGTCATACACCGCAATCTTACGATCAGCTTTGTCTGTCTTGTCAACACCGTAGCTTAATGCAGCCGCAGTAGGTTCGTTAATAATACGTAGAACTTCTAAGCCAGCGATTTGACCGGCATCTTTAGTTGCCTGTCTTTGACTATCATTGAAGTAAGCAGGCACTGTAATAACAGCCTGTGTAACTTCATGCCCTAAATAGTCCTCTGCAGTCTTTTTCATCTTGCGAAGAACTTCTGCAGACACCTGTGGAGGTGCCATTTCTTTTCCTTGTGCGCGAATCCAAGCATCACCATTTGTTGCCTTGACAATTTCATAAGGCATTAGGTCAATGTCCTTCTGAACAGCCTGTTCATTGAACTTACGTCCAATTAACCGCTTAGATGCATAAATTGTGTTTTTGGGATTAGTTACCGCCTGACGCTTTGCTGAAGCACCTACTAAAATATCGCTGTCTGTATAAGCAACAATACTCGGAGTTGTTCTTGCGCCTTCTGAGTTTTCAATTACTTTGGATTTGCCGTTTTCAATAACAGCTACACATGAGTTTGTGGTACCCAAATCGATACCGATGATTTTTGACATATTTTTCTCCTTAAAAAGTAAGAATTTAATGAGCACTGAGCTCGTTACAATTAGCCCATTGGGTGCTAATTGCGTTTTTATTTATCTCGTAAAGACATCATTAAATTGCATATTGACCCTAATAAATGTAGTACATTTAGATAATTGTTTAAGACTTGCAGCACCTACATATGTGCAAGAACTACGCAGTCCGCCCAACATATCCAAAATTGTACTTTGGACCGGGCCCTTATACGGTACTCTTACCGTACGTCCTTCTGATGAACGATATTCAGCTATGCCACCATGATGCTTGTTCATAGCAGTATTTGAACTCATTCCATAGAATTCTACATATTTTTTAATTTCATAATCATTTGAAAACATATCTTTTTGAAGTTTTGAAAGTTCGTGCATTTCTTCAATAACTTCACCGCCGCCCTCATCATGACCGGCTAACATGCCTCCTAACATTACAAAGTCTGCTCCGGCGCCAAACGCCTTAGCAATGTCACCGGGACACACACAACCACCATCAGCAATAATATGGCCGCCGAGACCATGAGCAGCGTCAGCACACTCAATAATAGCACTGAGCTGAGGATAACCGACGCCAGTTTGTATCCTAGTTGTACAAACACTGCCTGGACCAATGCCCACTTTGATAATATCTGCTCCACGTAAAATTAACTCCTGTGTCATGTCTGCGGTAACAACGTTACCTGCGATAATTGTGTGATTAGGAAATGCCTCACGCACTTCTTCTACATAGTCCCCGAAGTGTTCGCTATATCCATTTGCTACATCTATACAGATAAATTTTATTTCGGAATAAGAATTAAGTATGTTACTTAATCTTTCAAAGTCCTTTTCGGAAGTCCCTGTGCTTACTGCGAAATGATTGCCTCCTATATCTTGTACGGTTGTTTCAAAGTATACCGTACTGATATTCTTAACTAGGCAAGTGAACATTTTGTGTTGATATAGAGCATGAGCCATTTCTAGTGTACCAACACCGTCCATGTTACTGGCCATAATCGGAACTCCTGTCCACTCGGCGCGACTGTGTTTAAATTTGTAAGTCCTTGTTAAGTCAACTTCTTTGCGACTTGATAAAGTACTGCGCTTAGGACGAATAAGAACATCTTTGAAATCTAATTTGATTTCATCTTCGATTCTCATCTTGAATCCTTTAATGGAGAAAGCAATTGGCCGTCTAATGTCGACGATGTTCGCAATCTACGGAAAACATTTTGCACACCAATTGCTTGATTATAAGAATCGTGTAACGCATGGTGAGCTAATACTTCAGGGCGGTCTGGATTGATACCAAGATCAAAAATTGTTCTAGTATCTCTTACTTGCCAGAAACTCCAAGGGTAACCTTTTCCCATTTTGCGAAATACTGTTTCTAAAATAACAACGTCAAAGCCAGCACCGTGACTCCATACACGTTTAGCACCCCAACAGAATTTATAAAGTTGATTCATAGCACTAACAATATCAACTCTACCTTCGGTTCCAAATGCTTCGTCTTGAGCTGCTTGACTTTGTTTTGCCCACCATTCAAGAGTATCTTGTGATGTAGCTAATCCTAACCGATCACAACTGTCAATATCTACACGTAGATAAAAACTTTCCATTGCTGGTTCTTTTAATTCTTGCCCAAACGGATCAAATTTCACTGCGCCAATACTTAAAATTGCAGCATCAGGAGTGGTGGCAAGGGTTTCGAGGTCTATCATTATATCTGAGTTCATAGTACTATTATAAACTACTTTCTTTCAGATGTCAATAGAGTTTAGGTGGTAATTCTTGTGAACGTAATTGTTTGCGCCAACGTGCCTTAGCCGCTGATTTTTTACGCTTACGTTCTGTAGTAGGTTTTTCGTAAAATTCTTTTTTACGGAGGGTGTCAAGTGTGCCGGATTCTTCTATTTTTTTCTTAAAACGTCTAAGAGCACGATTAATATCTTCGCCATCTTTAACTGTAACTACACTACCAGAAGGTTTATTCGTAAATTTGTTCATATTTCCTGATATATTCTAATAAAGTATCTTTAAAATCTGTTGCATCATATATATCTCTAATATTTACGAGAGATAAATTTCTGAGAGGACCAAAATAAAACGAATTTGGTTGTGCAGCTAGATATCCATTTATCTCTCCACATTCTGTACTTGCATTAAAGACAATTAGATTACTTTTTGTCTTTTTATCAAATAACCATTTTTCGTCATCTCCATCGTTCCAAACATATACAACAGTGTCAACTATATATTCCATATCATTTACGATGTCAGAAAGAAACTGTGTTTGATCTACGGTTAGATTTACGCACAATATTCTAAAAGCATCTACCAGTATATCATCTGGCTCAGTAACCAAAGTAATTTTATTCATTAGATTTTAGATAATACTTCTGCAACGATTTCAGCATCTTCGACTGACAAGTCTTCCGGTTTTATTTCACGAGACCGCAATTTTTTAATAAACGTCATAATTCTAATTAGCTCGGGATCTTCTTCATTATAAATTTCTAGATCCAAAGAACTTAAATTGTCTTTGTTTAGATTTCTATATATTCTATCGCGTGGGGTAAAGTTATCTTCTACTGGTTGTCTTTCTTTAATTTTTTTCCAAACTGTAGAATTGCTTTGTTCGCTGTTCTGTTGATAGCCTTCTATTCTAAGCGGCTCTTTTTGACCTGTTCCTTGCCTTCCTTCTCGAACCAAGTCAACTCTTTTTTTTTGGTCTCTTCTTCGTCCGCCCACTCTTTAGCTTTTTCGGCTTCTTCAGTTTGAGGATTTTCCTCAGCCCATTTCTTAGCTTCTTCAGTTGCAATTAGTTCTTCTTTAAGCCTGTTGGCTTCTTCCTCTGCAGCTTTCTCTGCCTCCTCAATCATTTTATTCCATTGATCAATAGGCATTGGAGTTTCTTCCAATTCTTCTACTTTTTCTTTAACACGATTTTCAGCTTTTTTCAAAAAATCTGGAGTATCTAAAGGATTAACTGTTGCATCCGGAAATGGATCTACATTGTTAGGTTTTTCTGTCGCAACTTTTTCTAGATCAATAGATTCATTATGACGATCTTCGGCTTCAACAAGAGTATCTATCTTAGCAGGAAATGGCCAAGGTGCTGGAGGTACTTCAGGTGGAAGTACCGGACCTTTTACTCCATTAGAAAAGTCATACTCATCGTGCATTTCATCGTTGACTTTTTTCTGTTCGCGATTCCACTGGAATGTCATTTGTGCTGCCAACAACATGATAACTGCCAATGGATCAAACACAATAACAATAAGGATAATTACCCAGGTAACAGCTTTCTCTAGCATGTTTACATCGGCACCTTTATCACCGTAGATAAACTTAGCAATATATTTTAGAGGGCCAACTTCTGCTTCTACTTTACGAACTTCTGCTGCAATTGGAGAACGTTCTGCTTGTAACTGAGAAATATTTTTTTGAGCTTTGGCAATATCTGCTTGCAATGCTGCACGTTCTTTTGCTTGATTACGACGAATTTGTACAGCACGTTCTGCTCCTCGATCAGTGTCTGTACGACCCAACATTTGATCAACTTGTGCATCCATTTGGCTCAAAGCTTTCTTGGCTGCGTCTATGTTATCTCGTTCTGTTTTAATTTTTTCGTCATACACAGCAATCTTACTTTGTACATCGCCGCTGACTAAATTTTGATCGGTATGTGCCTTTGACAGAAATCCAAAGATACCCATAGAAGTAATAATCATCAATACTACTACAGAAATACTCATGTAGTATTTCATAAAACGTGGAGCACGTTCCCAGTTGGCTTTTAACCAGCTGGCGCAAACTAGTTTGGCAACCTCTAACGTTGTTCCCATAATATAGATAGGAATAACAGCCGCAGAGAAAATAGCGGCCAAACCAACTACTGAGTAGTAGATTGCGACCGCTGAAATTGTTAAACCAGTTAGTAGTAGTAGATAGGCTAGTAGCATTAAGCTATTATGCATTCACCAAGGTAACTGTGTCAACCAGTGTCACTGTCACATCAGTATGAGCAACCTTTGGAGTTACTGGGGATGCAACTGTAACCGTTTCTTGACCACCACCGATGCCGTCATAAACTCTAGCAGACTTTTGAAATACGTCTGTTGATGAATTAACAGCAGTAGAAACGTTAGTTAGATAATCGGCATATCCTTTAGTAATACCACGAACTATCATTTCTTTAACAGCTAATGCAGTTGTGGTACAACTAGTTGCACTGCCAAGAGTTTCATGATCAGTCATTTTGGCTGCTCCACCGGAAATTCTTCCCTCGGCAATTAACTGAGCTTGAACACCAGGCAATACAAATGCATCACGATCATATCTAACTGTGAAAGAAAGTGCAGTAGTAACATCATCTGCTACATCTAGAGTTGATGGGCCTGCTTCTGTAGCAGTAACATCTAAAATTTGGCAATCACTGTGCTTTGACAGGTTGCTGATAATTGCTTCCCAACGTAAGTTACCTCTAGCACGACGTCTTGAATTTGCTAAAGTTGTGTTCATTGTTGCGAAAGAATCGCCGCTATCAGGTTCAACACTACCCGAAGTCGTATTAGCGGCTGTGGAATCATAACCACTAAGATCAATAGTTACTCTATAAAAATTAGGACTTAGTTGGTTTGTGTCTTGTTGGAATCCTGAGGCCATAAAAATATCTCCTTAATGTTATATTTATTCATTGACCCACATCCACCTGTCGTTTGTCTTATTATAACAGGCCGTATTTTTTAGGCGTTTTTCAGTTTCATGGGCAATTACTCTAATATATATCCTTCTGCAATAACCATTGCCTGAGGGATATGTCATAATTGGGGTAGATTCGCCGCTGGCATTTCCTCTAAACCAACGTACACTTTGCCCATTATCTGCGTACATTATCGCATGGGTTATGCTTTGGTGATAAGCTACACTTTCTTCAGTTGATAGTGTTTTAAACCATCCAAAACTAAGATCAGAAAGACGATTTATAAAATCACCACCTGAATATTCAAAAAATTTAGGATTATTAAAATCAGATGCTAATGCATTACTGAACATTAATGATTTCCCAATTACGACCGTCAAAACAACTAATCGCACGATACGGAACATCTTTGCCTCCAACTTTCATATAACTAGTAAAATAACCACAATTGTCCGCCATACCTAGACGTTTTGAAGTTACACGTTCAACCTGATCATCAGTACATTTGACAGTAGTCTCACTATTAACAGTATCACCGTTCTTAGATTTTATTGTTTGATAAGTGTGACAATACTGCGGCTTTTCGGCTGCAATTTTAGGGGCAGAACTACAGCCCGCTAAAATTACAGCGGTAGCAGCAATAATCAATAATTTCATTATTGTGCTTTCTGTTTAGCTTCGTTCATCAATTGTTCAAATGTAGACTTTTTCATTTCAAGCCGTACATAAGTGTAGTGGCGTCCATTCATCGTAAAGTGGCCTTTTTCGGTCTTGACGTGACGACGAATAGCAGTATCAGTAACTTTGTAAGAAATCAGTGTACGAGTAGTTTTCTTATCGTCTTTGATATCAATTACAGTTTCAGAGTTTACTGTACCATTAATGCGTTTTGCAAAGTTATTCATTGCAATTGCATCCATTTGCTCTTCAGCAGCCTGTGCGTATGCTGATTCACCTGCACCGCAGGCATAGACATAGTCTTCTTTCCACCAGAACCAGCCTTTGATGCCTTCTTGTGCGCAATCCTGATACCAACTAGGTTGAGCATAAGTTTTACGTTCTGGAATATCTTTCATAGACGAACAGCCTGTAATAGCCGCTGCCATTAAGCCTACTAAAATTGCCTTTTTCATAATGCCTCTTTCTGTGTGTGTTAAGACAGTTACTAATATAACACCGCAGTCGACCAAAGTCAACTACGGTGATTACCAAAATTACTTAAAGAAAATCAGTGACATGAATACAGCTTGAAGAATAAAACCAAATCCAATTGTTGCTACATTGAGCATGTCTTTGATTAACACGGCTCTAAAGAACAACAAGGTTAGTCCACCCCAAACCATTAGAATGATATCAACGCCAGGTAGCTTGTCAGTTAATCCCATCATAACTGCAAGAAACGTTGGCAAGGTTGATGCATGAATCACAATAGTAGCTAACCAACCCAAAGCTTCGCTACTGATGTGACTTAATTTGGTAGATAAAAATTCTCTGCATTTATTAAACAACAACTCAAACTTTTCCATTCTTAATCCTTATTTGTAAAATATATGACGACCAATTTTGCCAATCTTTTCTCTACCCCATTGAGGGTTCACGTAATCAGCATGATAATACATGGCTTCTTTCATAACGTCAAGTCTAAAGTTTTCTAACAATACTTTTTTAGCAACACGATATGATTCGTCGTACATTTCTTTGCTACGAATTGGTTTGCTTTTACCGTGACCTTCGCAGTACCAACTAAATTGGCAAACTACTTTTTCATAGAAAACATTCTTTTGGTATATAACACCGCAAATATCATTTGGGAATTTGCCGCTGGATGCACGGTTCATTGTAACCTGTGCTACCGCAACTTTACCCTCAAATGGTTCGCTGGCCGCTTCGTGATAGATATTTCTAGCCAAGCAATCTAACTGACGCTCACGTTCACGAATTGTGACAACATCAGAATAAGAAACTCCTGCTGTCTGTTTTAATTGATTTAGTTTTACGGCTGTAACAGCTTTAATAGACATTACTGTTAGTACTAACCCAATAATCAAAATTATAGGTTTTATTACTTTTTCCATTTTGTATCTCCTTTCATTTGGTGTAATACGAACTTCATATTACATTACATTAAGGGAGTAAACTTCACGAGGCTCTAAATGAAGAACCCTGGGTTCGTGTAGTTGTCTCCATTGGACGCACAATCTCATAACTTGTGTGCCTTTGGAGCCTTGACCGCCCGAATCTCACGGGTTTCCAATTGGCCAAGACTCGCGGAACCGTTTCAGCTTTTGACATACTTTGGTTCTACTATCTTAGTTTCTTTGCGAAACGTATTTTTATATAGCATATATCACTCATTTTGGTACTAAAATGTGGTATTATCGCCTCATTTTGGCAATTTCTACAGCTTCTTCGTCTGAAAAAATTGGAACAGCATTACTTTTATGCATAGTGCCAATACCTTTAACTTTTGTACCAGTATAAACTTTCTGCTCTGGTTTAGTACAAGGTCCAGCAGTAAAAGGAAGACTAGGAATCTTTGGAGTCTCTCTTATAGGTGCTGATTTGGCCTTTAATGGTTCAAATTTTTTCTGTTTACTAGTTTTTGGCACATCATACTTTTCTAACAACGACTGCCAAGAATCTTGTAACTCGCGAGACTTACGTGCTTCTTCAGCATTACGAAATTTACGTTTGCTTTTTTTCTTGCCTGTGGTACTGAGCCACGGACCTTCCAAATGCATACTCAAAGTATATCTCCAAAATTAGTTACTGAGCATATAGTATAACATATTTGCAATAAAAGTCAAGAAAAAACCCGCCGGAGCGGGTTTTGATTTTTGATACTATGTATTAGCGATTAGCGATGTACATAGTGATCTCAAAACCATAACGCATCTCGGTTGCTTCTGGCTTGGTCCACATAATGCTTCTCCTTTTTAACAACAATAAAAACATACTATTGCAACAGTATGTATCTGCATTATATGATAAAAACTACCAGAAAACCATAGTGAAATTCATTAAAATAGGCTAATTGATCTGTTTACCCCACTCAATTTTTAGCCAAAATCGTTCATGTATGTAGTGGGCAACAGTCATAAAAATATTAATAACGATAGCTCCTGCCAATCCTGTCCATGCCGCAGTTATAAGAGTTGCGGTAATTCTCCATGTAATTGCTCGTGTTAGTGTTCGTTTGTGTGTTTCCATTTAGTGTGTCCAAAAAAAAGCCCCATTAGATGGGGCATTATAAATGCCAAGTTATTTATTAAAAACTTAGTTGGCTTCTAAACATAACAGCACGTTCGCCGTTTACACGACTACCTGAACTGCCTACTAGACTATCAAATTTTGTGTCTACATAATTTAACATAAAACGTAGGTTGTCTGTGCAGAACCAGGTAACACCATATGTCATAGCAGTAGCACGATTTGATTTGCCGGTAGCTACAGTAATGTCACTGGCATCAAACTCACTCATACGTACACCAACTTGCCATGCACCACGACCACCTTTGTCCAAAGGATTAGCAGGTTTGATCCAACCAAATGCGCCATCTTTATATGAGTGTGACTCACCTGTTAGATTATACACAGCTTGCACATAGTATCCATTTATTTTCTGATCGTTACCTGTTGCAGGATCATAATTAAATTGAAAATGTTCGCCTTGCACCTTAAATGCATTATAAGCAAATGCAGCTTCGAGGCCTTGACGTGTTCTTGTAGTTGCACCGCTAAGAGCAGATCCTGTAAACCATCCTGATTGCATACGTGATTCTGTTCTACCACTTGCTGGAGCTACACCGCTTTTGATTTCACCTGTACTATAAGCGGCACCTAAATGTGCTGTATATGCTTTGCTTCCGGTTAGTTCAGCGATGTTTGTAGTTACACGACTAATGTAGTCAAAGCCATCAAACTCGGCACTCTTATTGCTCTTACCTCTGCTTAATGCTAGAGCGTATGTTAAGCCAGGCTTAGGAATACCATGTAACATAAATCCAGTTTCTTTAGCAGGTATAAACTCTGTATCATTTTGACCAATTAAACTGCGTTCCATAAAGTCAAGATTGTTTGAACTTGTTAACTGCTCAAGACTGAATGGCATCTTGAATAAACCAAATTGAAACTGTGCTTCTGGATTTGCAGCATAGTTGACCCACATTTCATCTGCTGTACTCGATGTTGAACTAAAACCATCACTGGCACCAAAGTTTGCTAATAATTGATATTTGAAATCTTTGGCAAACTGACCTCTTACTCCAAATCTGGCTCGTCGTGCTTCAGCAGTATTCTGGTACGAATCTGTGGTTTGACCTGTACCGTAATCCGGGGAGTACTGACGATAGTCCATATGTAGTCGACCTGTAAGCTGGACGGTGTTGCCGCCATCTTTGCTTTTGAGTCCAATTCCGTTTTCTGTGACTGATCCGTCATTAACTCTGGCCTGTCTGTATTTGACTGAGTCGCTGACATCTCTGTCAATTCTCTGTTCAATAAACTTTTTGTTTTCTTCTTTTTCTTCATATTCTTTAAGTTTAATATCATATTCTTTCTGTGTAAGAATATTTTTATTTTTTAGAATTTCAAGTGTGTCTTTGTATTCGTCTGCGTGTGCAGGTGCAGGTATAAATGCTGTCACAGATGACGCCAGCATTACCTTAAGTAATGTTTTCATTTTAAATCCTTATAAAATAGATCCGCCAGTGATCACTGGCGGTGGGTACTGCTTACTTCCAAATAGCGTTGCTATCCTTATCTTTTAACTGAGTCTTCCAATGATTCTGTACTAATGTAATAACAGATTGTGGAAGATGTACATATTCTAAATCTGTAGCCATCTGCCCGCCGTTCTTGTAACTCCAATCAAAGAACTTAAGAACTGCACGACCTGTTAGTGCATCCTCTTGTTGCTTATGCATGAGAATGAAACTGGCACCTGTAATAGGCCAAGCGTCCTTGCCTTTTTGGTCTGTTAGCAATAGATAGAACCCTGGAGCATTTGCCCAGTCTGCACCTGCTGCCGCTGCCTTGAATGTATCATCGCTAGGCTGTACAAAGTTGCCATCACGATTTTTGACTTGTGCGTGTGGAATCTTGTTGCGTTTAGCATAGGCATATTCTACATAACCAATACTATTTTTTAGTTGTTGGACCACAGCACTTACACCTTCATTGCCCTTACCACCTACACCCATTGGCCATTTGACTGCGGTGCCGTCTTTGACTTTATCTGCCCATTCTTTATTAGTCTTGCTTAACCAGTTAGTCCATATAAAGGTTGTACCTGAACCATCACTGCGGTGAACCACAGAGATATTTGCATTAGGTAATTTTAATCCTGGATTGATTGCTGTGATGCTGGGATGATCCCACTTGACGATCTTACCCATATAGATGTCAGCAATAATGTCTGAGGTAAGTTTAAGTTGTCCTGCACCAATACCATCAATGTTTACAATCGGCACAACTCCGCCAATGATTGCAGGGAATTGCATTAGACCGTCTTTGTCTAATTCGTCTTGTTTTAGTGGCATGTCACTGGCGCCAAAATCTACAATCTTAGCTTTGATTTGACGGATGCCGCCGCCTGAACCAATTGATTGATAGTTGAGTCCGATGCCTGTTGCTGCTTTATATGCTTCGGCCCATTTTGAATAGATAGGATAAGGAAATGTTGCCCCTGCTCCTGTTAGATCCGCTGCATGTGCTGAAACGGTCAATGCCGCCAGTAGTGTCAGTATGATTTTTTTCACTGTAATCTCCTTGTGTGAGTGAATAAAAAGAAAGGTACAACACTATGTTGTACCTTCTTATTTAAGAGACCTAAGATTACAGTTCTGTTACGGCGATTAACTATTTAGTACTCTGGATACACTGGTGATAACTGCCGCTATGCGCCCAATATCACGTAATTGTTCTACTGTATATCCTTCTTGCTTGAGTGTTTCATAATGTGCTTTCACACAAAAATGACACTTGCCAACAATACTAGCAGATAAAGAATATGCTTCAAATCTTGCTTTAGTAGTGCCGCCATGTGTAGTAATTGCGTTCATACGCAACTGTGCCGGTAATCCTGTTAGATTAGGATCCTCAGCCATTTCAACGAATGGGTACCATACATTGTTCATGGCCATTAGACTAGCTGCGGTAACTGCTGCTTCAGCTTCTTTCTTATCTATTGCCTGACTCTGCATCCAAGTCCACAGTTTACTATTACCTGTGGCAAAAGCCGCTGCGATAGCAACAGCTTCTGCTTCTTCTTGGGGTAGAGTAGAACGCTTAACTACTGCATCAATGTTAAGACGAGTGTCTTTAGCATAGTCCGGAATAGTTTCTTTAATTTGATCTACCCAAGCAGTCATTACAGTGTCTCTCCGCCAACTGTACGGTTGCAAGCACAAAGTTCACCTGTTTGCAATGCGTCTAATACACGAAGTGTTTCTTCTGGTGAGCGACCAACATTCAAGTTGTTGACAGTAATGTGTTGGATAACATTCTCTGGATCAACAATGAATGTTGCACGAAGTGCAGCACCTGCTGGAGCATAGAATACGCCAAGCTGATCAATAAGGCTCAATTCGTTACGCTGTGTATCAGCAAACTGAACATGTTTGATTTTTTTAAGATCTTCATGGGCTGCTTGCCATGCCAGTTTACAGAATTCGTTATCTGTTGAACCAGTTAGTAATACTGCGTCACGATCGGCAAAATCACTATTCAATTTATCGTATGCTACGATTTCTGTTGGGCATACAAATGTAAAGTCTTTTGGATAGTAAACAATTACTTTCCACTTACCTTCGTATGACTTTTCAGTAATGGTAAAGAAATCATCTTTACCAGGATTAACGCCGGTTACGGCAAATGCTTCAATTTTATCACCAACTGTTTTCATTTTATCTCCTTAAGTGTGTGTTGAAAACGTAAAGAACAACAAGTTCTATGTATAACTATACATTTAGTTATCCTATAAATCAAACAAAATCTATAGATTTTGTCTAATATTTTTCAATGACGATAATAGGATTTTTCAATATCAAATTATCCGACAATCTGTTTAGACTTTAAACCATCTATAAATTTTTTATAAACTTCTATACCTTCGTCCCAAGAATCTACATTTACATAACTCTGTCTATCTTGCCACTTAGGTTCTAGATTAGTTTCGTTTTTAACAAATTCATTAAAACTATTTCTAAATTTATCATTATTCCATTTGCCTGCATGCCAAATGGTAACCATAAAGTAACCACTCTTACGTGGACTAATACCTACGTTGATCCCAGATCCTCCTACACCATTTGTACTGAGATATCTTGATCTTACATTCGTGAATAAACCAGGATGTTGGTCTGCTTTTTCTTGTAACATTTCTGAAAAGTCTACAGACGCTGATGTAGATCCGTTTGATGATACTCGACGAATCTTTTTATCTTTAAGCATACCTGGCCGAATCAAAGGAATGAAGTCTACATACTTTGAATTATTAACTTCAAAACATACAGCACTCATCAACCAAATCTGTACAGGTGTATTTTCATTGCACCAACGAACAAATCCTTTGATATGCTCATCTGCATCTTCGCAAAGTAAAATACCTTCTGAACATTCTTTTTCGTACATATAATAAAGAATCTTGCTGGCATGAATTGAATCAAGCCAGCCAGTACAATCTTGGCTTTCAATTACATACGCAACTACGTTTTCTGAATCGCGGATTACAAGATCAACACGTTTTGAATCAATCGTATGATCCTCTGGTTTGACTGTATAATCATCGTCATAGTCTGCAGAAATAGCATTAATCAAACGTTTGGCAGTTTGAATATCTTGAGAGATGAACTTGGTGAAGGCAACTTCACCGCCAAAAAGTTCTTTAATAGAGGTACGTTTCATAAGAGTTATTATATAGTCTTTAGAATAAAAACTCAAAAAAAAGTTACCGAAGTAGCCTTTGCTATATTAGGTTTAATATTCTAACTTAAATAAAAGGCATAAATATATTTGAGACTTCTTAAAGCAATTCTTTCGCTGTTAAGCCTTATATGCCAATATTATATTGGGAG